TCCATTGCGGTAAGCATTAAGATAGCTTCCTTTTCATCGCATTCAATATTTACTTTCATATTCTATTAGAAAATTTTGTTAATACTATTTTTTGCTTTTCCCTCAATTAGTTTCATTAGAATATATGTGTTAATCTTACGCACTGCCGATGTAATCTATGATGTAAATACCCCTCAATAGACTTTGGAAAATGGATAAATACATTTTTTGCTTAACATAAATCCAAACTACTAAAACTTCTCAGCCATTCTTTAATTATTTGCCATGCTGTCTGCATTATAATTCGGTATTTAGTTGTATTTGTTCAAAGTCAATACACTTCTCTAAGTCAACTAAGTTTGCAACCTCTTGATTCACAATAAAATGATTCACTCCGTTTTTGTCGATAATTGGCATTGAATACGTCAAAGCGTTTTCGTCTGCATAGCCTAATTGGTCGCTTGCTTTAGCGTTTAACTCCTTCCATTCTTCGGGCGTTGTACAAGGGTAATATGTTGGGTAAACTTGTTCCATTATATTTTGCTTAAAGTTTTAAGTAAATTATACATTGCTGTTCGCTTGGTGTTATCATCTTCTCCTTTTACAACGATGTCACCGATAGCGATTACGTTTGCCCATGCGCTTGCTGCATTGTTTCGTGCTAAAAAGTTCAGCCCTGTTGCGTTCATAGCTGTTGTGTTGTTATTTGAGAATGTCTGACTTATAAAAGATTGACTTACATTATTGATTAAGTATGGCAATGATTCATTAGCGTTAGCAATGTTATTAACCATAGTTGCTAATTTTAAACCTAACCCTGTTGAGGTAAATACAGATGCGTTTCTTCCAACGTTAGCTTGAATGCCATGTCCTTCTTGATTGGTACCTGTATTAATATTAAACAAAGCCCCTGGCCCTGTAACATAATCATCAGATATTTCTCTTATAGCCTGCAACCCCGCCGTATTCACAAACTTCCTAAACACCGTATAGCTAGTTATAGCAGTATCATTGATATTCAAGTTAGGCGCACGCATTCCGTATGAAGTACCATTACCCATAATCATAGTTTGGTCAACTATCTCTGCTTTTAATGCGTTGTTGGTTGATGCTGTGTTCAAAGTCCATGTTTCACCTGTTGCTGATACCCATGATGTTTGGGATGTTGCTCGGTTGTAGGATGAAGGGTTGAAGTCTACAACGGGCGAACCGCCTATTGAGTTGGAAATTGTGGCTCTAAAAACTATTGCATTTAACATTACTCCTGCTGTTGGTGTGTTGTATGTTCCAATAGTTAATGGGACTGCTGCGTTAAATATATTATAGATATTAGTGGAAACTGTTGCTCCAAGTTGAGTCCATGCAACACTTGATGGATTTGTATTTGAAGGATTTGTTGACGTGAAAAATGTTACAACACCTGTTGACGCAACCCTTGTAAGTCTAACCCAACCATTTGTATTTGCTGCAAATGGAACTGCTACTGTTGAATTTCCACTTTCATTTAGGTTTGAATTTCCATCGCTTGAAATCCTAAAACTTAAAGTCGAGCCGTTGCTTATAAAAAAAGAGTAAGCAATATTTGATGAACCTGAATCTCTTTTTCCTATCATAATTTCTGCACTTGCTGGATTCCAATTTAAATGAGTTAAATTAACAATAATATCTATATCCCCTGTAATCTGATTAGCAACCGCATTTGGCGTACTAAAGTAATTCGATGCGACACCTGATAACCAAGCATAATTACTTCCACTATGCACCAAAGCTAAAGGTTGTGCGCTTGCAGTTGTTTGAATAAAGTCACCATTAACACCGCAAATGTCGTATAATACCGATGTAGCACGACCACCTGCTGTTGCACCTGTTCCTGACGCTGTTTTTATCCCTGAAATACCCCAATGTGGTTTTAACGCCCACATAGCTGTGTTTACACTAGCAACTGAATAGTTATTCTTAACCGACACCACAAACTCATTCAATGCAGTTAGTCCTAATGGTATAGTACCACCATCAGCAACAACCCTATCAAAGTGTGCTTGTGCTTCTGCGTCAATGATGTAAACTACATTACTATCAGCATTCGTACAACCATCGCTATCACACGCAGTAACAACACATTTAATATTTTGCCCTGCATCTGCTTGAACTAAGGTATAAGTATTATTTGTTTCACCAACTAGCAATGTAGCACCTCGATACCATTGATATGTGTATGGTGGTATTATTCCCGTGTCGCTAGTCCAAGTACCTGTTGAGCAAGTCAATACATTGCCAACAACTAACGTTCCACTTATCACAGGCGCAACGGTGTTGATAGGTGCGGAAATAGTTACTTGGTTCCAGGTTACTCCATTAAAAGAATAAAGTTTTCTTGTAGATGTATCTATTCCTAATTTATTAATGGTAATACCGCTAGTTGGAAATAAAGCAACATTACTACCAATATATAATGAAGAATTACTTAAAGCTGTAAGCTCTGCTTGCAAATCAAAAATAAGTTGATCAAGCATATTAATAACTTGATTTACATTATTAGATGTTGCAAAATAAGGAACTCCTTTTATATGCTTTGATTGATAATTCATTAAGAAAGAAGTTTATAATATTGTTTAAAATGACGTATTCTATCATTAATTCCTATTACCCCGCCATTTACTCTTTTAGTAACTTTAGTAACAACATCATCTGATGCACCTAAGTCACAAATAGACCAAAGTTTATTAGAATCAAAGAAGAATGCTGCTGAAGCTAAAGGATATTTAGTAGCAACTAAATCAGGGTTAGCAACACAGTCTTCTCCAATAAATTTAGTAAATCCAGTATAATTAGCTTTACCAGTTAATTGAATGTAACCTCTTCCACGAAATTTCCAACCATCTTTAGAAGCTTCATTACCATTTTCCATTCTATTAGCATAAACTTTAGATGCAATTTTTTCTGGTTGACGTGCATATGCAGGAGCTGTAGCAGAATTAAAATATTTACCAAATATTTTAACTAAACCATCAGCTGAATAGTTTAAGTTTTCAGATACAGCTTTAAATCCAGCTGATTCATGTCCACATTGTGCTAAAAAATGAGCAAGTCTTAAAGGATTAGTTATATTAAATTTAGCAGCAGTATCAGGTATTTGTGCAATTACTGCATCAGGAATATGTCCTTTTAAATTAGCTAACTTAAAACTAGAAACAGGTATTACAATTGAAGCTGCAACTGGTGCAGGTGTTCCAAACATTTTAGACCATGTAACATCACCTACTATACCATCAGCAGTTAATCCATTAGCAGCTTGCCATTCTTTTACTTTAGCTTCTGTACCATTGCCAAATATACCGTCAGCAGCTAAACCTAATTTTGTTTGAAGTTGTTTAACTTCTTCTCCTTTTGATCCGTTTTTTAATAACATAATTAATTGTATCTATTTTTTCTAATCTTTTTTAATTCTTTGTATTTTCTTCTAAAAGTTCTGTAATTACAGGTATCTAGAAACATAGCAGTTTTATTAGTTTCTTCAAACCATTTAGATAAACCACGGTTAATATTATAACATTCTTTTAGTCTGCCTTCATAATATGCTTTACACATACCTACAGCTGTATCCTCTTGAATAACTACAACAGTATCTACTATTACAGGTTTTAATAATTCTTTTTTTTGAGAATCTATTATAGTAATAAATTTAACAAATTTATTGTTAATATCATCTGCTTGTGTTTTAGTAAGCATTACAATTTGTTGACCGTCAATAACTTTAGTCTTGGGATATTGGCAATAACTTAAATTGCTCAACAGTATCAGGCATACTAATGTTAGAAATGCTTTCATGTAATTGTTGATTTTCTTTTTTAAGAATGGTAACAACACTGGAGAGACTGTCAACAGCTTTTTCAGCATTTTTAAGGGTACTAATTCTTTTTGTAATTGTTTTTTCATTTTTTTCTGTTGTTATTTTTACTAAACTATCAATATTTATAGTTTTAAATGATTTAGCTTTTTTAGTTGAAGGGTTTTGACCTATTGCAGTAGTAATAGCAATAAACAATATTATTATACTAACAACTAGTATTATTTTATTTTGTAGCATTGATTATAGCATGTTGGGTTATTAAATTTATTATAATAGAATCTTTAGAATCTATTTTTTTTTCTAATTTTACAGTAGTTTCTATACAATTGTCAATTCCTTTAACTTCTGCTTTTTCTTTATCTTTATATATGTAAACTATACCAATAATACATAAAAAAGCTACAGCAGCTACAGGGTATTTTCTAAATTGATTAAAACTAACAGGAAGTTTTACAGCATCTTTAGCTGATTCAACTGTTTCTTTAACAGTACTTTTAGGTTTCACCGGAGTTTTTCTAGATTGTGTTGCCATTATTTTCAGTTGTATTGTTTGATTTTTTAGTAAATTTATCTATTGTATCAGCACCCATGCCAATAGCAGTGATAACTAAAACAGCATTAACTAATGATTCTGCTGGTTCAAAATCTTTATGTGAATAACTATTTAATGTCATAGTTAAACATAAAAATAATGTTCCAATAAATGCTACTACAGGTTTAACTGATGTAGATCCTCTTTCATCTTTGAATAAATCAACTATCCATTGTTTAAAATTCATATTAGTATAATTTTTTAAATTTATTAATTACATAAAGAATAACAGATATAGCAATTATTGATAATAATATATAAAATTTTGCTCTTTCTTTAGTTATTGTTACTTTTTTATCTTTAATATCTATTTTTAATTCTTTAATACTATCTGTTTTTTGAGTAATTTCTGTTTTTAATATAGATTCTAATTTAACATCTCTGATATAATTGTTCTTAGTAACAGTTTGAACAATGTTTTTAGTAGGAGGGCATTTTACATAAACTTTGTCATTTTTAACAGAAATGCTAGTTCCTGATGGTAAAACAGTATCTTTAGTAGTAATAGATATAGTATCTGTAATGTAGTTATTTTGAATAATAGTATCTATTTTTACTACATCAACAATTACTGTATCATTAATGCAATAGCCTCTTTTAACTACTTCTTTTGCTACAATGTTAAATTTTTTATCATTTGTTAACACTCTTTTAACAGAATTGCAGGAAAAAGATATAGTTATAACTAATAATATAAATAAATAAACAATTAATATTTTTAAAGAATCACTCATACTCTCTTTTTTCATTTTTATTATCTTGTATTAATGCAGCATAAACCTTATTAAAGGTATCTGGAACATATGGTCTGTCATTGTTACTTTTATTATATGCAAAAACTTTATTGTTTAAATTTTCTACTTGAGATTTTAAATTAATAATTTCTACATGGTCAGCAGCTGTTTGCGCTAACAGACTTTTAACATCTGATTTAATTTCTTTAATGTCATCATAAAGAATTATTGCTAAAAAACTCATAATTGACGGAAATAACCATGTCTTAACTGTACTAAGAATAGATTTTTCATTAGGTGTTATCATCTATAAATATATTTGCAGAATTAAATAAATAAAGGAATATACTATTAATATACAAAATAATCATCACAAATAAGACTATGTAATACAATTTTTTAATCCAAAAAAGAAGAACTATTAAAAATATTTAAAATAAAATACCAAATGTTAAAATATATAAAAATAAAATGAATAAACTACTATCCCTTAATGAATTAGAATTAATTATAAACATGCATATTCCTGATGAAATATTTGATAAATACAGCAATATTAGGGTAAAATGCAGAAAAAGAGAATTAATAGATCTTAGATTTATATTTTTTCATATTGCCAAAAAGTCAGGTTATACATCTATAACAATTGGTAAGTATTTTAAAAAAGACCACTCTACAATACTAAACGGATGGAAAAAGTTTGACAGATATATAAATACAGATGAAGAATTTACTAATAAATATAAAGTTATTATATCATATATAAATAAATATTACGAGAATGGAATTAGAGTATTATACGAACCTATTAAAAAACCAGTTGACTCCAAATCAACATTACATCCTCTTCTGTTGTAAGAATAATATAAAAATAGGAATATTATATAACACCAAACATGAAGTGTTATTATTACAAAAATCAGGATTTTTAAATGAAAGTTTTAAAATTACAGACAAAGCTGAAGTTGCTCTTGATAATCTTAGCACAATATTTAGGAAAAAAAAATCTACAGCATTAGAAAGTTTAATGGGACCTGATTTTCTTACATATATAGCTGAATTTAGAGAATATTTTCCTAAAAACAAAAAAGCATCTCCATCAGAAATTAAAGCTAAATTTTCAAAACTATTTTTAGAAAATCCTGGACTTAATTGGAATAAACTAATAAACGCAACAGCTTTGTATTTCTCAGAGACAAGAGAAGAAAGATTTATATATAAAGCTTCAAACTTTATTATGGTGCAAAGAAGTGGTATTAATAGTTACCCCATATTAGAATATTATGAGAGAATAGAAAATGGTGAAAATCCATCTGACAGAACAGACGTAAATATGTATAAAATATATTAATATGAATGGACAAGAACAAATAATAAAAAAATGGAGACACGTATCAGATATAAGAGCAGAGACTCTTAATTATATCAAAAAAAGAAGAGCTGGTGTTATACGTTCTGTAAGAACACCGTGGTCTAAATTAAATAATGTTTTAATGGATGGTCTTGAGTGGGGTAGTATCTACATTATTGGTGGTAGACCGGGTACGGGTAAAACAAGTGTAGTGAGTCAAATCACTAATATGGCACATTTTAATAATCCTGGACAAGAATTTGCTGTTTTAAATTTTCAGTTTGAAATGGGTGATAGAGTAATTGGTGCAAGAGAATTAACTAAACCTCTAAGCATGGATATGAAAAAGATATTCAGTGCTCATCCTACCGATAAACTTTCTCCCACTGAAATACAAGACATAGAAAACTATTACAATAAGAAATGTAATGATGAGATATACTATATTACAGACCCTCTTACAGCTAAAGAATTTTCAAGAGAAGTTTTAAGATTTTATGCTGCTTTACAAAAACCTATTATTGTGACTTTAGATCATTCTATTCTTGTCAAAAAAAGTATAGATGAAGTAAGTCAAATAGAAGCATTGTATAATCTTTCTAGTGAAATGGTAGGTCTTAAGAAAAAAATACCAGATAGTATGTTTATTGTTCTTTCTCAAATGAATAGAACAATAGAAGATCACACTAGAAGACAATCTGGTACTGTAGGTAATTATCCAACATCTTCTGATTTGTTTGGAGCAGATGCATTAATGCAAAATGCAGATGCTGTAATTCTAATAAACAGACCAGATTTAATGGGTATATCCGAATATGGTCCTGAAAAAATTAAAGTTGAAGACGGTATGGTGGTATTTCATCTTATTAAGAATAGGTTTGGTGAACAATGTATGTTGTTCTTTAAACAAGAACTTAAATATTTTGAAGTGCAAGAAGCACCAACACCAAACACAAATAAAATAATGTTTAAAAAAATACCATAATGAGCTTATCAACAAAAACAGTTATTACTTCAGATGATAGGAAGATAGTAAATGAACAAATTAAAAAATATCATCAACCTGCATTTGATATGTTAGGGGAAATAAATCCACTTTTTCAACCACGTACAATGTTTACTTGGAACAATGAGATTCATGTTTCTTTATACAAAAAAGAACTTACAGCTCCCGTTTTTTATATGGAGCTTATAAATGATGATATGTCTCCTAAGGATTCTGAAAGAACTCTTTATAAGTTTAGAGGAAATGTAGAATGCATTAACGAATATTTTAGCAAATCTTACACGGGTCAGTTTGGAGAATACAGTAAATATTTTGTACCTTTGGAAGATTTTGAAAAAGTAGATTTAAATAAAGTTTTAAAACCAAATGTAACACAAGCTCTTCCTTTTGACGAAGAGATTTATAAAACAGAAGATGAATTGGAAGATGCATTAATGTCTAAGCTTACCATTAGAGATCATGCAGCTATTCAATGGAAGTTACCAGTTTCACAAAAAAAATGGTTAAATAAATTAATTCAAGAAATAAATAAAAAATAGATGGCACAAGGAATATTAATTGTAGGAGAGTCTGGATCTGGCAAAACTACAAGCATCGAACTATTAGATCCAAAAGAAACATTTATTATTAACGTTTCATGTAAACCTTTATCTTTTAAAGGATGGAGAAAAAATTATATTGAATGGACAAAAGACAATCCTACGGGTAATCTTTTCAAATCACCAGATCCTAAATCTATTGAGGCATGTATGAAATATGTGTCAGAAAAAAGACCTGAAATTAAAAATCTAATCGTTGATGATTTTCAATACATTTCTTCTTTCGAATTTTTTGATAGAGCAGAAGAAAAAGGTTTTGAAAAATTTACTCAAATTGGTGCAACATTAGCAAGAATTTCAAGACTTCCTATGACTTTAAGAGATAACTTAATGGTTTTCTTTCTTACTCATGTTGAAGAAGGCACTGATATTGAAAACAGAAAAAGATATAAAGCTAAAACAATAGGACGACTTGTAGATGAAAAACTTACATTAGAAGGATTATTTACAATTGTACTATTTTGTAAAGCAAAGAAAGACAAAGATGGTAAGATCAGTTATATATTTGAAACACAAAATTCAGGTGATAATACATGTAAATCACCAAAGGATATGTTTTCATCTTCTATAATTCCTAATGACTTACAATTAGTAATAAAAACAATTCACGAATACGAAAATTAAACATTAACAATTAAATTTTAAAAAAATGGCTTTAAGCACAAAAAACATCAAAATTTCGGAAGGAAGACTTTCCAAAACTATTAACCCTGGAAACATTAAGGGTAAAATTTATGACATTTCTTTGAAACCTGGATATAATCAAGGAAGTTATTATCTTATATTATCTATTGAAACAGAACCTATTGAAAACTTTGAAGGTTTCTTTATTAACTCTCAAGATGAATCTCAAGGAAAACATAAAGGTCAAGTAGGTAGAATAAGATATTCTCAATATGCTTTTGAAACTAAAACACTTCCTTCTGGTATTAAAGTTGATAGAGATGAGAATATTTTAAAAGCTATTTTGACATTAGCAAAAGCACAAGGTATTAGTGATACTATCAACGAAGTAGAAGGTGATACTATTGAAGAATTTGTAATTAATGCAAAACCTGTAATTTGTAATGATATTTATTTAAATTGGTGTATTGCTGGTAAAGAATATAGCAATAAAGATGGATATACTGCTTATGACTGTTTTATTCCAAAAGTAACAAATAAGAAATTTGGATTTGCAATGGATGATAATGCTGTAATTACTTTTAATGAAGCTGAACACATTATAAAAGAAAAAAAGAAGCAATCTGAAAATGTTTCTGATTTTGAACCACAGACAAAGAGTAGCGACTTTGATATGTTTTAATTGTTAATTGTTTGTAAATAAAAGGGGGAGTAACATCCCCCTTTTATTTTTATTTTAATTTTAAACCATGCTAACAACCAAAAATATAATAATAGATTATAAAGACGTACCAACTACATGGATATTTGAGCATTATTGCAACCTTAATCAGAAATTAAATGGTCAGGATGTTAAAATAAAAAGTATGTTTAATAATGCTGATAAGATCCCAAGCATGTGTATTTATTATGATAAAATAAAAAGCGTATACAAATTTAAAGATTTTTCTAGTGGTAAATCTGGTGAAGGTGCCAATCTACTTATGTATCTGTATAATCTAACATTTAGTGAAGCTGCTTTTAAACTTATTAACGATTATAAAGAATACATTAAGAATAATCATAAATCAGATGTAAAAATTAATGAATATGCTAAGTTTAAAGTAACAGACTTTATTATAAAAACATGGAATATATTAGATAGAGACTTTTGGGTAAAATATAATATTGGAACTACTATTCTAAATAAATATAATGTTAAACCTCTTAGTAAATACACTATGAGTAAAGAAGAAGATGGTAGGACAGAAAGCATTACTATATCTGGTGATTATTTATATGGATATTTTAAAAATGATGGTACACTCTATAAAATTTATCAACCAAAAAATAAAAAAAAGAAGTTTATAAAAGTAAAATCTTATATACAAGGTCTTGAGCAATGTGAAAATCATTCTTATTTGCTTATAACTAGTAGTCTTAAAGATATTATGTCTATCAAAAGTCTCGGTGTTAAAATAGATTGTATAGCTGCTGATAGTGAAAACACATTTATTCCTAAATCGGAAATAGTTAAACTTATGGAATCTTATAAGTCTATATCTGTATGTTTTGATAATGATTTACCAGGTATTACATCTATGCAGAAATATAAAGAACTTTATGGGTTTAATGTATTTTATTTACCACTCAGTAAAGATATAAGTGATAGTATTAAAGATTATGGAGTTAAGAAAGTTTTATATACTTTTGTTCCTCTAATAAATAAATCATTTGAAAATGGCAAAAGCTAGAAAATCTAAAGTTGTAAAAACAAGAAAAAATGCTGTACCTAAAACTAGAAATTCTGGTACAATGACAGAAGCAGCATTTTGGTCATTTATAAGATCAGCATTAAGACAGAAGTCAAGATGGTGGAAACCAGTTTCAGAATGTAAACAAAATGCTAGAAGAATATATGCAGGACCATTGAAAAGACAAAAGTGGGAATTTCAATGTAACTATTGTAAAAAATGGTTTAAAGATAAAGATATAGCCGTTGACCACATTATACCTGCTGGTGCGCTTAACTGTTGTTATGACCTTCCAGAATTTGTTGAAAGACTATTTTGTGAAGCTGGAGGATTGCAAGTATTATGTGCTAATGGAGAAAATTCATGTCACCATATTAAAACGCAAAGTGAAAGAAAAAATAAAAGATGTTAAAAATATAAATATGGAAGATTATAAAATAAAAGAAAATGAAAAATTTTTTACTAATGTATTAAATATGTTAGTTGAAGGAGGTTCATATGGATTTCCTAAAGCTATGCAGACTTATACAAAAGAAAATAATAAATTAGTAGGAAATACAATAGCTTTATCACATATAAAAGATATAGTTAGTGATGAATTTTATAATGAAAATTTTAAACTAAAAGAATAAAACTTATGCCAGAACTACATGAAACAATGATGGGTAAAAAACTTATTACATCAGATATACCTAAACTAATAACTAATATTGAAAAATTAGGAGGTATTTTAGAAAAAATAAATGTTACTTTAGAAGATATGTATGACATATTACTAGAATTTAAAACTAATCAAAATGAAAGAATTAACAAATAGTCAATTAATTCAGTTTATAGAAAGCCTGGAAGCTACTTGTACAGATAAAGTTACAGTAGCTAAAATTGTAAAATTTTTAAAGGAAAACAATATATGGAATTAAAAATACTTAGATTTGGAGCAGTATGGTGCCAACCATCTAAAGTAGTTGATTCTATTGTAAATATGATTAATGAAGAAAATGATAATGTAGAATACATTACATATGATTATTCAAATGATCCAGATATGTTTAGCAAATATAAGATAATAAGTGTACCAACACTTATTATTTTAGATAAAAAAGATAAAGAATTAGAAAAAATTAGAGGAATATTTCCTAAAATAAAATTGACATTATTAATAGAAAAATATAAAAATGAAAACATTTAATGAATTAAGTGATTATATACAAAGTGCAGAAGATAAGTTTTATAGTGAGTATTTTTATTTTTCGTACAGTAGTATAAATAAATTACTATGGAATCCAGCAGCTTTTTATCAATCATATGTTCTTGGACAAAAAGAGGAAATAACATCTCCTTCTTTATTACAAGGTAAAGTAATACACGCTCTTCTACTTAGTGAGCAATACTTTAATGATATGTATATTATATCTAAGGATAATTTTCCAACAGGAAATTCTAAAATTGTAATTGACAAATTGTTTAATCATTATAAAGAACTAAAAGCTAACGGAGATGAAAGAACATCATTAAATGAATTTGAAAATGCTATATTAGATATTCTTTTAGACATGAAATATCATCAATCTCTTAAAACAGATCAACAAAGATTAGATAAAATTATTACACCTGAAACAGAAAATTACTGGAACTTTCTTACAACCAAAGAAAATAAAGAAGTTATTGATACACAAACATATAATTTCTGTTTAGATGCGACTAATATTATTAGAAAAAACCCAGAGATTTCAGAATTAATGGGTCTTAATTTAACAGAATTTGATAACAAAGAAGTGCACAATGAGATTGAACTGAGAAAAAAGTTAGATAGGTTTTCATTTGGACTTAAAGGAATTCTAGATAATATTGTTTTAGATCATGAACATAAAACAATATATATCAACGATCTTAAAACAACTAGTAAAGAACTCAAAGATTTTCCAGAAAGTATAGAATATTATTCATATTGGATGCAAATGACTGTTTATATGATATTAGTATATTTTAATTATAATAATTATATTAGTAATGAAAACTATAAAATAAAATCTCATTTTATAGTTATTGATAAAAACATGATGACATACGCCTTTGAAATAAGTAATAATACACAACAAACATGGTTTAATAGATTTATGAATGAAGTAATGCCTATAGTAGAGTATCACTATACAGAACATAATTATACTCTCCCTTACAAATTTTGTAAACAAAAGTTTATTTTATAAATTGTAAATAATGATAAAACAGTTATATAGTAAGTATTTTCAGAAATCTAAAATATTTCTTTATCCTCTTCTTAGACTTCCTAAATCTGAAAAAGATGAGTTTTTGGTAGAAACATTTCTAAAATACGAAGATATAGAAATAGAAGACTGTAAAATCATTTGTCAATATAATGTAAAAGATGTTTTATGCTTTCTTAAATACAGAAAAGATAACATATTAAAATCACCATATTTTATTTTTGAGAAACAATTAGATAAAGATGTGTATATATTTATTTTTGATTTATCAAACTTCAAAACAGATTATCACTATTTCTTGTTAGGAAATTATTCTAAATTCACTCAAAAATCAAAAAATCTTATTAAAAAATATTTTGGTAATAACTCACAACAGTATGAATATATAGACACTTTTTTATATCCTACAGAGTATTTTGAAAAATACTCTGAGCTTTTAGATGTAAATAAAGAAACTTTAATTTATATTGGAGAGTTGTGTGATAAGTATGATTTTGAAAAAGAATGGTTAAATAACTTAAATACTTAAAATTTTTTTTTTTGGTTTTTAAAAACAGATTCATATATTTGCAAAAACAATTTCAATGAAAAATATGATGCTCTATAAAAGCGGATGGGGAACAGAATCAAGTTTCGTACCTACTTTTAAAATGATTCCTACATTATCTGATTGCCCTTTTAACGAGGTGTTATTTGATCCTAACAGTAAAATACTCGCTGTAGTAAGTAAAGAAAAAAAACAAGCTTATAGATTAGTTCCTAAATTAAATGACAAAGGTAGACCTGTAATTGTAACAGAAAAGGGTGTACCTGTTGAAGTTCAAGAAAGGAAACTTATGGATAACTTCTATGAATATTATCTAGAAAATTTAGATGATGTTCAAAGATTTATAGAAACGTTTGCCATCAATTCTGAAAGTTTTGATTGGAAAGAATACTTTAAAGAAGAAAAGAAACAAAATTAAAAACCAACAAACTAAGAAAAGAGTGTGCAATATCAGCACACTCTTTTTTTTCACTATTATGAAGATTCCTTGTATTTGCATAGACGATAGCTTTAGACCTGAGTCATTTCCATCAAGTAAATGGGTGGTTAAAAACAGAAAATATCACATAATTAATGTTTCATTTCATCCATTACAAGATGGTGGTGTACAAGGTGTTACATTAGCAGAAATTGATTTAAATGATGGATGTTGCTATCCATACAAAACATTTAGAATTAACCGTTTTGCTATAACAGAAGAAGACTTTTTAAAACTTGTAGATGCACTTAAAAAAGATAAAAAAAATGTTGAAGAAGTGCTCAGAAAAGAAGAATTAGAATTAGTATAAAAGGGAGACAGCTTAACTGAATAAATTAAATATGGCTAATCATTACGTAATGGATTTTGAAACCATTTCTAATTGTTTTGTGGGATGCTTTATTCATTATAAAGAAAATACAGAACATACATTCGTTGTACATAAATTAAGAAATGATTTTGAAAAACTTCTTGAATTTCTAGAAAACAATGCTAAGAATAATGAATGGCATATTTCATATAATGGAATAGCATTTGATTCTCAAATTACACATTACATCTTAGAAAATAAAGATAAATTATTAAAACACAGTGGAGAAGTAATAGCTAGATTGTTATATGCTTATGCTCAAAAAACTATTATAAAACAGGATAAAAAAGAATTTAGTGATTATCCATCATGGAAAATGTCAATTAAACAAATTGATTTATTTAAAATGAACCATTGGGATAACCCCGCTAAGAGTAGTAGCTTAAAATGGATACAGTATAGTATAGATTGGAAAAATGTATTAGAGATGCCTATACATCATAATACAGAAATTACAACTTTAGAAGAAATACAAATGATAATAGAATATTGTCTAAACGATGTTAAATCTACTAAAGAAATAATGAAGCTTTCAAAAGAACAAATAGCTCTTAGACAAAATCTTACTAAGGAATATGACATAGATTTATATAGTGCATCAGAACCTAGAATATCGAAAGAATTATTTTCTTATTTCTTAACTAAAAAATTAAATATAGAAAAGAAAGAACTTAGGGGATTAAGAACTTTTAGAAATGAAATAGCTATTAAAGATTGCATACTTCCTCAAATAGAATTTAAAACAGATGTTTTTAAAAGTGTACTAGACTATTTTAATAGTAAGGTTATTGTTGAAACAAAAGGTTCATTAGATTACAAATTATCTTACAAAGGTGTTGATACATATTATGGTTTAGGTGGTCTACATGGTGCAAAAGATCCAGGTGTATATAAAGCAGAACCAGGATATACAATTATGACTTCTGATGTAACTAGTTATTATCCAAACCTAGCTATTAAAAATGGATTTTCTCCTGCACATTTACCGGCTAAAGAATTTTTAGAACAATATGAATGGTTTTTTGAAGAAAGAAAATTAATTCCAAAGTCTGATCCTAAAAACTATGTATATAAGATTATTTTAAATTCAACTTATGGTTTAAGTAATGATGCTAATAGTTTTTTATATGATAGTTTTTTTACTATGTGTATTACTGTTAATGGACAATTATGGTTATCTAAACTTTATGAAATGTTATGTTTAGCAATACCAGAAGCTATACCTTTAATGCAAAATACAGATGGTTTAGAAATGATTATACCAGAAGGTAAAAAAGAATTATATTTAGAAGTTTGTAAAGAATGGGAATCAATGACTAATTTACAATTAGAACATGATGAGTATTCTAAAATGATAATTAAAGACGTAAATAATTATATAGCTGTACATAAAAACGGTAAGACTAAATGTAAGGGATTGTTTGAATTTAATAATTTAGCCCTACACAAAAACAAAAGTTTTCTTGTTATACCAAAAGCTATATATGAATTTTATGTAAATGGAACTAAACCTGAAGATTATCTTAAAACAAACAGTAATATTTTTGATTATTGTGGAGCTGTAAAAGCTAAAGGTGATTGGAATTTTAAACTTACAGAAATAGTTCAAAATGATAATAATGAAAGTGTAATTAAAGACACAAAGCTTCAAAAATTAAATAGGTATTACATATCAAAAACTGGTCATAAAATTATAAAATATAATCCAGATGGTAGAGAAATACAAACTGAAGCCGGTAAATGGAGACAAACACTTTGTAATAACATGGGTACAATAGATTCAGACATTAATAATCTAGATATTAATTATGAATACTATTTAGAAAGGATATATAAAGAAATAGAAACTATTAGTTCAATTAATAAACATGGTTATGTACAAGGAACATTATTTTAAATAAAATAAAAATGAAAAAAGACAAATGTTCATCCACAGGGAAAGTTATATTTGTTGATAAAAAAAATGCAGATAATGCAATAGAAGTCTTAAAGTTAATTAAAAGTCAAAATAACAAAATATTTAGAAATAATAAAAAGACTAAAGACAAAATTTCACAGTCTAGAAGTTATTTTTGTATTCATTGTAAAGGATACCATTTAACTTCTATGACTAGTGAAAATAATTATAAACAAAAACGGGAAACACAAAAAGATATAGATAGAAAGAATTTTTTAAAGAATTTTGATATTAAAAAATGGAAATCTGATTCATTACCTTTTGAATCAGGTCATATACCACCACCAAAAACAAAAAAATAAAAATGGATAACGCAACACTTTGTATAAAAACTGTATTAACATCATTATCAATAGCTGAAAAATATTTAGATCAATTTATTATAGAAACAAAACCTGTAATGGATACTAAAAAATTTTTAAATTTTGAATTAAAAAAGATACAATCTATAACAAAAGATATTAATATTGTAGCAGGTCCACAAAATTCTAAAATTATTAATGATGAAATATTAAATAATTGGGATACCTTAGCAGTAAATAATGTATTGCAAATGATGGTTATGATGGATGATAAGAAAAGATTAGAACTTGAAAATTTTGCAGAAGAATTATTAAATAAAAAAATTAATTAAATATGGCAATCATTGGCATTTCTGGTAAAATATCCAGTGGTAAAGATACCACTGCAGATATTATTAAATCTATGGATGTAGATAGCAAGTGGCAAATTAAAAAGTTTGCATATAAACTTAAACAAATAGCTAGTATTATTAGCGGTATTCCAATACATTTATTTGAGGATCAAGGATTTAAAGAAACATACATGTCAGATGCATGGGATCTTTATATTAAAGAAGACAAAACATTAATTTCTGAAAATGGAGCATATAATTCTCAACGACATGTTAAAATAAAAGTGAGAGATTTTTTGCAAAAAATTGGTACAGAAGCAATGCGAGACGGGCTTCACTATAATACTTGGGTGAATGCACTTATGGTGGATTATAAAAAGACTAAAAATAGTGATGAAGAATATGTAATGCCCAACTGGATTATTACAGATGTTAGATTCCCAAATGAATACGATGCTATTAAAAAACACAATGGTATCATAATCAGAGTGAATAGAGATAGTACAATTACAAATAATCATGTGAGTGAAACGGCACTTGATAATCATGAATTTGATTATGTAATAAATAATAATGGATCAATTTCTGATCTTTATAATAATGTTACAAACTTTTTAAAACAATATTATGCTAGAATTTTCTAAACCTATTCCTGTTATTGTAGAAGGAAACAAAGAAGGCTATGCATTATATGTCAACAACTCAGGAATGTTTGAGAATGATGTATGGTGTGTAGTGTTATGTGATGGCGGTCATGTAAGACATTATATGTCTGATCAAATTAAAATATATGTAAATAGCACATTTAATATTATTAAAAAATCAAACCCAGTAGTAAATGAAAAAAGTATACCTGGCAATCCCTTATACCAACCTTGAGGAAATAAGTTATAAAGCAGCTAATGAAGTGGCTGCTATGCTTATTGCACAAAAGATTTGTGTGTTTTCTCCGATATCTCACTCTCATCCTGTATGGAAAGCAGGAATAGGAATTGTAGAGCATAGTTGGGAAGTTTGGATGGAACAAGACAAAGAATTTGTACAATGGTGCGATGAAGTGTGGGTAATTGAGTTAATTAATCATGATGGACTTGGTTTAATTTTTAAATCAAAAGGTGTGCAACAAGAAATAATGTGGGCTGAAGAGTTTAATAAACCTTATAAATTAATTAAATACAATACAAAAACAAAACAATTAGAATTATGATTTTATCAGACAAAAAGATTTTAGAAGAATTTGAAAAAGGTAATATTATTATTCATCCATTTGAGATGAAATATTTAAATCCGGTATCTGTAGATCTTACATTAAATCCAGAATTTAAAATTTATAAAAAAGGTGTATTAGATGTACGTAAACCTAATGAAACAGAATCATTTACTATTCCTGAAGAGGGATATGTATTAGAACCTGGTGATGTATATCTATATGCTTGTAATGAGCGTATTGGTGTAAAGAGTAATATAAGAGCAAAGGTAGAAGGTAAGTCTTCACTTGGTAGACTTGGGCTATTTGTACACGTTACAGCAGGTTTTATTGACCCTGGCTTTGAAGGAAGTCTTGTACTTGAACTTGTAGCTACAAGACCTATTAGAATCTATCCTAATATGAAGATATGCCAAATTGAATTTGCTTATGTAAATGGTGATATTATTCAAACATATGATAAGAAAGCTGGAAGCAAATACATGAATCAAACTGGTGTTCAAGAATCAAAATATTATCTTAATGAAAATAATACACCAAAAAACTAAAACATTAACAACAAGAGATAATGGGAGAAGTAGTGATGCTATTTCTCCCAATTTTATTTATGGCTGCAACGGGGGATGTCTTTCATCATATTGTTATGTTGCTAGATATAACAATGACAGAGTGTATATAAATGAGAATAGAGCAGATATATTTAATAGTATAGATAACTGGGTGAGTAAACAACCTAATGTTAAAACCCCTAATCAAATAGATGATAAGTATTATACAATAGATATAGGATGTAGTACAGATGTTCCTTTAATGAGAAAACAATATGATTGGCAAAAAGTATTTGACTACTTTAATAATCATCCTAAACTTAAATCAACATTTGCCACTAAATATCCAACAAAATTTAAACCTGAAGAGTATAGTTTAAATCCAGATAAACATAGGATTAGAGTAAGTTTAATGCCTCAGAAATATTCTGATATACTAGAACCTAAAACTGATTTTATATCTGAACGCATACAATCTATTCCTAGATTACAAAAATATATGGAAGTGCATATAAATTATAGTCCTATTATTTATAAAGAAGGATGGTTAGATGAATACAAAAAACTATTTGAAGAAGTTAAAAGTGCTAGTATAGATGTTAAATGTGAATGTATCTTTTTGACACACAATAAGTTTCAGCATGAAAGGAATTCAGAAGAAGTAAGAGAGCTTCTATGGAATCCTGATATACAAGAAACTAAAGACTCTCAATATGCTGCTGACAACATTAGATATAGGTGGCAACTTAAAAACAAAATGATAGAACAATTTAAGGAACTATACAGTGAGTATTTTCCTATTAATAACATTAGATATATATTTTAACATGAAAAAGAAAAGCGCACTTTATTTAGATGACCAGCGAACCCCAACTGTTGATCCTCCTATAGGATATAATCCTTGGTATATAGTAAGAAACTATGATGAGTTTAAAGAATGGATAAACAAACATGGTATGCCAGACTATGTATCTTTTGACCATGACTTGGCAGATGAACATATGCAAGACTATTATAAATATCAGTTTAATGGTATTGCTGCTATAAACTATAACGACTTTAAAGAAAAAACCGGATTAGATTGTGCTAAATACATGATTGAGTATGCAATGAACAATAATATTAATCTACCTAATCTAGTGGGGGTACACAGTCATAATCCACTAGGGGCTTTGAATATACAAAATCTTGTTAACAGCTATAAAAAACACTTAGACCAAGATGAGAATGCGTATATTGCAAAGATTCCTTTTAAAATTAAATAAAATAATAAATATGCATTATCAAATAACAATTACAATGTTTGACAAAAGAAAAACAATCTTAGGTTTATCTTATATATATAATGTTGAAGAAAATGTCCATATAATAGAAACTGGTTTTATTTTTGGATATATTATAATTGCTTTAAATAAAAAAGAGAAGGAATAACCTTCTCTTTTTTTATTATCTATTTGTTGTATTAAATCTTATATCCCAATCTTTTCTAAAATCATCATCAAAAATTGCTCTTATTTGAATTCCTTCTTTAAATATAGGCATCATTTTTGATAAATATTTTGCAGGTTTTGCTTTTTCTAAAAGATCTTGATCATTTAAAACAAAACCGTATCCTTGACTAACAACCGATTCAGTAAATTTAAAAAAATCATCAGCTAATCCAACTACAGGTAGTGGTTTGTTTACAAGATTTGACCAAGAAGGAGCACTATAAAAGAAAGAAAATTCATCAAAATATTTTCTAAATGCTCTTGCAGCATATGTTCTTAAACCGACATCTTGATCATCGTCATCATCATCACTCAATATTGTAAACATCAATGCTCCAATACCTATAATCATTAAGAATTCTCTGTACATTGATTTTATATTACCAATATACATATCTATAAATTCACCTTCTGTTATATTAAATTCTTCACCTTTTTCAATAGCTTCAGCTTTTAATAATAAATATTTTTGTTTAGCTGCTTCTATCATATTTGTTCCACTTGAATTAATTATTCCAGTTAATAATTGGGGTGCTCTTTTACTAAATAATTCTCCAATCCATAAATTAAATTTACCAATTGTATGCACTTCAAGATCCTGATCATATTTTAATTTTCCAAATCTTTCTTGAACCATTTGTGGCATCCATGATCTAAATTGCATAGCCATAGAACCTAACATACCCATTCTAATATTATTAATATCATCTCTACTAGAGTTACCTAAAACATTTTTGTTTACTTTCTTAATTTTTAATCTAAATCTACCCCATTGTTCACTTTGTAAATCTATTCCGGGTATTTCAATTTTGTCATTAACAATTTTAGCAGTATTATAAATTGATTTTGTATCTTTTAAAGTTTTTACTTCATCTTCTATTTTTTTTCTAATAACATCTTGTTCTGCCTTAGGAAGTGAATAAAATGATTCATTATATTTATATTTGGCTTTAACATATGTTTTTATATCTACAATCTTTCCATTTTCATCAACCATATGATTTTTCATTATAGCAATTGCAATAGGATATTGTACAGCTTTATCACTTGCTCTCATCATAAAGAATGCTTTATCTATGGTGTTAGCATTAATAATACTTGAAACAGAAAGTTTATTTATCATTGCTTCTTTTCTATCTTCTATTAATACATCTGCAACACCTAATAGTCCAAAAGCAATTTCATTTCTTTTGGTTATATCATAAATAGAAGAAGTCCAGTCAGCTGTGTTAAATATAATACCTTTACTTGCCTGGAAGAATGCATTACCTGTACCACCCACAAAGTTTGCTGTTCCTGATAAAGGATTTAATGCAAGTGTTTTAAGAGAAAAGAATCTTGTCATCCATCCAAGTACTTTATGTGCAGAATATTCTTTATCTCCAATCTTAAAAGCTTTATCTTCCATTTTACCGGATTGAATATTATAAAAATAATAATTAATAAAGTCTGAAAGTAATTGTGAGTTTATTTCGTTTCCTGGTATTTCTTTTTTAATTCCGCTTTCAAGTACAGGTTTACCAAACGGATTGGTCTCAATGTGAGGTTTATTTTTTTCAACAAACAATAATAATCTTGCTTTATCTTCAATTTCAGACATTGACTGATAATTAGCTAATTGTGCAGACCAAATACCAAACACTCTAAACAAATCCATACTCTTTTGAGAATAATCTAATGTACCATCTTCTCTTTCTATACCCATATCTCTAATAAAATGTGTAGGTATAGAATGTTCAATAGCACCTGTGATCGGATTGATTTGAGGAGCAAATGGTGATTCTCCAGATTCAACTTCTAAACTTTCAAATATTCCTTTTTTAGAAAACATATCACCACCAAAAACAAATTGTTCTAATTTATTTCTACTTATATTAGGAATAAATGCGGGAGAATAATCATCAATTAGTCCTGCTTTATTAGATCTTTTTAGTAAATCCTGAAAAAAGTTATAAGTTTTTAAAGCAATCGGACTTGCTTCTAGTTTTTTCCATTGTTCAGTTTGCCATTTTTCTTTTGGTTTTAAATATGAATTTAATACTTTTTTACCATTGTAATTATCCATGTTTAAATAAGCATTCTTATTTTTATTTTTACCGCCAATATTTACATCATGTTTTTTCAACCAGTTATTATATGCTTCTTCCTGAAGTTCTTTATTTCTTCTTTCATTTTTAGAATCATACACAATAGTTTCATAAAACTCTTTTTGTCTTATTTTATCTTTATTGAATTTTTCTTCATTAAATTCTGTGTTGTCAATTAACCATATACTATCTTCTGATTGCACAGCATCTTGCATTTTTTTATAAAACTCACTTTGATATTTTTTTAAAAACTTACCGGTCCATTCGCCTTTAGCATTATAATCTAAAAGAGGTTTAAATAAATCTTTATCAGAATATCCTTTAGAACGAGCCCATTCAACATATTCTTTTCTTAATGTAGAAAGTTCTTCATAATCTTTATTAAATAAGTTATCTCTTTTATTTTGAGCATCACCAAGAATTCTACTAAACACCCTAAATGCTTTTTGAGGAATAGTACTTAATGAACTAAACATACCCGTTAATTTAGATATTTCGGTTTCAGCATCTAACAAATTTACAATACCTGTTTTTTCTTGTGAAAATTTAAATGCAATATTTTTAATTGCATTTTGCATATCACTAAGTACAATGTCAGCAGAGGTATTCATTTGGTTGTAGTCATTTATTATTTCATCTACAACTTCTTTAACATATTCTTCTTTTGTTTCTTTTTTAATTTTTTTAAGTTCATTCATGTAATTATTAAATACACGTGTAGTATTTGTAAATACTTGTAATATTTCTAATGATTCAAGAGCATCTTTTTCAGTGAGATTGTTACTTTCAATTAATTTTTTATATTTATTAATTTCATAATTACCAAGGTCAATAAACTTTCTAATATCACCTCTGAGTTGCAAATCTCTTACGGCGTTTTTATATTTAGCTAATTCTATTTGTTTACGCCTACGTTCATCTTCCGTTCTATATTTTTTATTTTCAAGAATATCCATTACACTGCTTAACTTCTTAATGTATTCAGATAGTTCTTTATCAGCAGATTTTTCATCTCTTAATGTAACGGGAAGTAAATAATTTTTATTATCAGGAATTGATGAAAGATCAAAACTACCCATTTCAATTTTATTAATTCCTTCAATAGTTCGTTTCTCTTCTTTTCCTGTGTATGAATAAACTACTTTAATAGGAATAGCCCTTACAAGTCCAAAGTTTTTAATGTCATAATGTGTTTGAAGAATTTTTTTATACTCTTGTAACTGAATTCTATACATTGTTTCTTTGTATGATTTTAATTCAGTTTGTTCTTTTCCAATTTCTTGACTCTTCCAATCATATATGTTTGCTGTACCATCTGGTTCAATTACTAACAAGTCAATACTACCAGCAACATCTTTTATAGGGTCATATATTTTAACCTCACGCATGAATTTAGTGCCGGGAGCATTGTAGTTTTCAATTAAATCTTGTATATATTTTTCAAATAATTTATAAGGATCTGTGTCAAAATATTTACTACTAGAAGCAGCTGGCATTTCTCTTACAAAATGTGTTTCAGGATCAACATAAACGTCTATTATATCCTGCATCATTTCGTGAATTACATCACCATAATCAGCTTTGAGAAGATCTATTTTCTTTTGTATTTCGCTTCTGTTGTCATTTGGAAATTTACGTTTTAACCACGCATCAACATACTTTGAAGTAACTGAAGATTTTATATCTTTACCATTAATGGTGTAGATGTGTCTTTTTTGTTTGGTTTTAGGATCAACGCTGTTGTCTAATTGAATATCTTTTTGATGTTGTTCAAGTTTTTCTATTCCTTCTAATTGATAATACTCACCTGTTTCTTGAATATTATCTTTAGATAAATTACTAATATCTGCTTTTAAAATACTTTCTGCTGATTGAACAAACGGATCTGTAACAGACTTAGTAAATAATTTCTTAATAAAATTTAATAATTTATCCCACCAATTATTAAATTCTTTTATTTTAGATTCTGACTCACCAACAGCAGAATGTTTAACAATGTGTTGTGCAATAAGTTTACCTATTGCTTCTTTTTTAAGTTTATTAATATTAAGACTACCGTCTTTATTTCGATATTGACTGTTATTTCTATATGTCTGAACTGTGTCTTGGTATATTTTATATCCCGTAATTTTAGACATCATTTCAATAAAGAGAGGATTATTCTCACCCAACATTTCAACAAAAAAGTGAGCAGCTTCTTCCGGTAATGTTGTTATATCTGCTTTACCTTCTATCACTTCAACTATCTTATTAAGCATATCTGCTTTAGCAACAGCAGATAATTTATTACCTTCTGCATTTCTTATTTCATCTACAGATTTAACAGATACACCAATCTTTTCTAAGAAGTTTTGTACTAATACATTTAATTCTTTATTGACTTTTTCTGTAGATTGTGTTTCTTTTTGAAGATATATTTCTTCTTTATTTTTTTCTGTTAATGTTATTTCATTCCATGTATTACCATATTCATCTGTAATTTGTTTTACATTCTCTTTACCGTATTGTTTATTAAGAACATTTTTTACAGTATTTTCATAAAAGTTATAAATAGGTTTTAAAGCACCAAATCCTTCTGTTTCTACTCTTTCAAGTTCTTGTTCAATTTGTTCTTTTTCACGTTTAGCTTCTTCAATTCTTCTTTCTATATTTTCAGGGTCATTTATTTCTCCATCTAAAAACTTAATCCTATCTTCTTTCTGTTTTTTAAACTCTTCTAAAGTAGTATGGCCCTCAACTTTACTTGCTGTATTACCACTAGGAAATAATACTTTCTCATATCCTTTTTTAGCTGCATTTTGAATTATTGCTTTTATACCAAAAGTAATCCAGTTATCATTTTTATGTAACAAAGCTAAAAATTGATTATCTCCACCAGCATCTATAAAATCTTCAAAAGCTTTATTATAAACATTAGATGAAACTTCTACTTCATCTATTAAGTAAACCTTTTTACCATTATTATCAGCAGGTATAATAATATTATGAGGAACTCCTCTAAACTTAAAATTATTTCTAAGTTTTTGAAAATAATCTGATTGATACTCTTGAACTCTAAGAGTTCTTGGTTGATTTATAAAATTAGGTTTAACAAACTCTTCTATAAAAGCTTGTTTATCTTTATATTCAACACCATTAAATATATATTTACATGCCATTTTATTCTTTTATTTTAATATGATTCCAATTTTGACCAGACTGAATAGCTTTAATTGTTCTAAGTTTTACGTTATACTTATCAGCTATAATTTGCTGTTTTACTTTATCTTTCAAAAGATATTTAATTTCTTTTACTTGTTTTTCAGTAAGTTTTGAAAATCCATTATTACTGCCTTTAGAAATAATATCTGTAACAATATTATGTTTCTTTTTTAATTGTGTAATTACAGAGGGTGATAAATTGTGTTTTTCAGCAATTATATCTTGTCTAATCCCAGATTTTAAATCTTCTAAAATTTGCAAATTTCTTTGTTCTTTTTGTTGTCTAATAAAAGCAGTTTGTTCTCTGGTAATTTTTAATTTATCTTTATGTTTTCTTCCTACAGAATCCCAATATTTACTGTTTGAGATTTTTCTTTTTTCTATTGTTTCTTCAGATTGTTTTATTCCTAAACAATTACCTGCTACACTGCAAATATTATATTCAGGTTTTAAACTATCTAAATAAAATTGTTCTCTTTCAAGTAATAAATTTTCATCACAATTTTCTAAAATAGAAAATTCAAAATTATCTGAACCATATTTATGAAAAGCTCTTTGTAAAGCTAATGAATGATGTACATTACATTTTAAATCTGTTAAATGTCTTTTCCATCTTTTATTAAGTCTTATAGAACTTCCTATATAAGATTTTCCATTTATCTTATTTTTTATTTGATATATTCCTGATGTTTGCATAACTACAAATATACAACAAAATTCTGAATGTACCGAATTTAAGAACATTTTATTTGAAGAATTTTACTATTTTCCATGATTTTCAACAAGTTATCAATATCCTGTTCTTGGTATTGCGCTTTTTCATCTGTTCTACTCCACATCAATCCTTTATCGGTAGCAAACTGAGCATGTCCTTTTATAGAAGGTTTAATTAGTGGTGTAGATATTTCTTTTTCTGTATAGTTGGTACCTCCTGGAACTGTTAGGTTAGAGTAATATTGAGAAGGGTTTTGTTTAAAATTATTTAAAGCTTTTTCAAATTCTTCTTTCGAAATTAACACTTCTTGTTCTTGAATATTACTTTTATAGTATTTTATACCATTTACACCCTTTACTATCTCATAATTAGTGTCATTAAAGTTAAAAGCTGAATAATTATCTTTAAAAGGGTCTGTAGTATAAGCTGTATTAATTTCAACAGTATAACTATAATTAGCAGCAAATGATGTTAACTTTTCTTCAATAGTATTACCTTCTGATTCTTTTAATAAATTAACTTGATCTTTAGGTATTTGAAAATCTTGTTGTATTTTATTCCAGAATGTATTATTATTACCTATTTGTTTCCAAAGTTTATTTATTTTATCTAAATTATTATATAAGTTTGATACAACTTTAAATTGATATTGTAAATTAGATTCTTCACCTATTGATTTATTTTTAGGAAGTTGAAAATATATAAATTCATTTTTTTCTATATCTCTTTTATTAAAGTTAGAAGTTCTATAATCTTCTTGATCTTTTTCACGTTGAAACATTCTTTCATTTACATCATTTGGTGAAAGTGTTAATTTACCAAAATATATATCTTGTACTGATGAAAAACCACCTACAGATTGTTCTTCTGATTCTGAATTGTATATAAAAAAATCAACAGGTATATTATATTGAGCAAGATTATTTATTTCTTTTTCAGATAAATTAGAACCATCTTCTTTAGTAAAAATAGTTTCTTTTGAAGAAATATGTTTAATATTTGCAACAACCTCACCATTAGAATTAACTAAAGTATATTCTGTTAACCAACCTTTATTATCTCTATTTAAATTTTTAAAAGTATAACCAGAAGCAGGTATTAAATAAGCATATGTTTTATATTTTTTTTCAGAACTACCCCAACCATCATGTATTGGTACAGCATTTATATCTTGCATATGAGAATTTATTTTCTCATATTCTGTAACGCTATCAACAGTAAAATCTAAATCATGAATAGGTGCATTAGAAGGTCTATAAATAGTTTCACCTTGACCTGCAATAGCTAAACTACCTACAAGTTTATAATTAAAATCTTTACCTGTGTATCTACTAATTATATCTTTGGCTAAATTATTTCCTGAAACAGCTTGTTCATAATTTAATTTTTCAACTTTAGAATTAGGTGAACCAATAAAATTTTGATTTTCAGTTAATATATTAAATGCAATTTTATCAGCAGCATCTTTAAAATAACTTCCTTCTTTTAATACAAATGGTTTTGTAAATTTATTTAAAAATTCAGTTACTGCTTTAAGTATTTTTAATAATAAATTTCTTTCTTCTTTTGTTTTATTTGTCCATTGTTGTAATAAAGATTCTGTAATAAGTTTACCTAATGCTTCTACTTTAACTTGTTTTTCATTATTATAAACTGGCATATACTCATCATATACTGCCTGATATCCTGACCAATCTTTAATGTTATCCATTAAATCTCTTATTAATGGATGTGTTTGACCCATTAACATTACAGTCATATGAACAGCTTCTTCTGGTATTGTATCTAATTTTTTTTCTACAGAATGATATATAATTTTATTAAGAACATCTGTAGCACCTAATGCATCAACTCCCCATCTTTCTTTAAAGTTTTTTATTTCATTAGATTGAACACCATATCTAGAAAGAAAATTTAAAAGTTTTGCATCTAATTTTTTATCAGCTTCTTTTATTTCTTGAGATGTAAGTTGATATTGTACGTCTACTTCAATTGAAACTTCATATTCATTTTTTGGAACAACTCCTTCATACTTATCCCATAAGTAATAAGCCATATCTTCACCTCTAGAAGATACTAATGATTTCCAAGAATCTAAATTTTTATTAGGACATGTTGCCATATTAACATATTGATTTTAAGATGTTACCAATTTGAAGAGGAGTGTATCCAATACTTTCTAATAATTTACTATTTATTTTTGAAACAGGATAAGAAACTGCGTCTTTTAATGTAATTGTTTTACCACTTACAACTTCTGCACCTTCAACACTAGTGGATTGTTGAGATGACAACAAACGTTGTTGAGCTAACTTCAATCCTTCTAAGAAAGCTTTATCAATTAATTCATTTGTATTATGTGTAAAGTTTTCATATTGAAGAAGTTTTTTAGCAGCTTCTGAATTAGGATTTTGAATAAAGCTTTCTACAACTAAATCTTTCATTATTTGTAAATTAGCACGTTTACCTACCTCTGTAAGTTTAGGAGCTATTTTTACACCATATCCACCTTTTGCTACATAAGCATCGTAAGTAACTTTGTCAAACTTACCATTTTTATTTGATTGATAAGCATGTTCTACACTTCCGTATTCTCTAGTGACACCATCAATACTTTCATAACTAAACTTTCGTGGAGCTAAATTAGATAATATTCTTGTAGAAGTGGTTGATTCAGCTTGTCCCCAATATACATTAATAGTTCCTTTAGGTTGAACACTAGCGGATGGTTGGACCACTTTAGTTGCAGGAGTTATATTATAAAGATGAACGCTACCTCCATCCATCAATGTTTTACCTGCATATTTAGCACCTTTTTCAAAATTAGCCCATGTACCAAATCCCTCAGCTTTAGCAAACTCATCTTTGGTGTAAGAAAATCCATTACCTACAACTTTATCTCCCTGAAGTTTTACAAACCCTCTGTGAGTGATATTAACTAAGTTACCTTTATCTGTAGTGTATACACCATCTCCTTTATAGAAAGAATTATGATAACTACTGTTTCTTACAGTGGTTGTTGCTTGTCCAGTTTGTACCCAATCTTCAATAATATTTAATTTAATTTCACCAAGGGGTTGTTGTTTTTGTATAGATGTTTGTAAAGTTGGTTGATTTAATATTGTAGCAGCAGCTTGTGGATTTAATTGTTGTAATGTTTGTATTGCCGCTTGTGTAGCTTCTTGAAGATTACGTAATGTCTCTTGTGTTACTGCTGGAACACTTGCTAAAGAACTTATTGAAGGTGTTTCTTCATATTGAGAAGGTTTTTTATATCCTTCAGGAGTAACAATATTATTCTTTTTAAGATTAGATTGTAACTGATTTTCCATTGATGTTTCGGTGTAATTTCTTCCATCACCTGAAGCAACAATTGGTGAATAAATAGCGTATTCTCTTTCTTTAAATTTTCCTTGAATTGTTTTGTAACCAATTCTTTGATGAAGATAAGTGTCAAATGCTTTATAGAGCTTACCAAATTTCTTCAGTTTTTCAATCTGACTATCAGTTATTCCATTCTTACGTTTAGAAGTTGCAATGTATTCATAATTTGAATCAGAGTAATCTGTATCTAATAATACATTACCTGTATACTTTTCAAACTTTTTAAATTGGGGTCTTATTACAATATTTCTATCAGATTTATTATTTTGATGAAATTGCTTCCATACCAGATTAGGATCAATAGTAAATTCACTATTCATATATACATCTAATATACTATTAACCACTTGACTATACAAATGTGCGGGCAATATTTTAGTATAATTAATTGTACTATCTTGAAGACCTGACTGAAGAATACTAAAAATAGAAAGATTGTATACAAAGTTTTCAAGTTGTGTATTACCAGAAGCCTTTGCGTAATCTAATAAATTGTTTATAGACTCAATTAATACATCATTTTTAAATGTAGTCATTTTATTTCTAAACAGTTTAATATTATCTTGATCATCAACATTATTGGCAAATATAGGTATTAGTTCTTTAATTGCTAAATTTTGAGATATGTTATAATCTTCAGAATTTTTAAGTAATTGTAATTGTTTAGTGATAGAATTTTCTCCCATCATTAATTCTTTAAACTTAGCAGATATATTTGTTTCAATCTCCCCAAGTTTAAAATTTGTATTCTGAATAACATATGTAATAAAAAATCTCTGATATTTATTTATTAATAATGACTTATCATCATTGGAAATAAACTTTTCTCTGTCTTCTAAAAACTCATACATTTTTTCAAATACAGGATATGCTCTTCTATCTAATGAAATAAACATGTTTTCAAATACGGAAAAAAGATCTTCTTTTTGTTTTTTCATTTCCCCAATAAATGTCTTATCTAAAATAGAATCCGGGTTCTTAATAAATCCTGCTTCAAGCATTCTATTCCATCTAATAAGCTGCAATTGATTTTCAATAATAGTTTTTGTTTTTTTATTATCATATCCTATTGCACCAATAAATTCAGTAAGATAGCTTGACTGCTCAACATAATCTAAATAATCTGTTAATAACATAATCTGCATAGCTGCATCATCTTCTGTAATCTTATATTTAGGATTATTTAGATTTTTAATTGCATTCTTTAACTCATCTACTGTTGGCTTTTTATACTTGTTTTTGATTTCATTAATTCCTTGAAATAATTTTTCTTTAAGAGCTTTTATTTCCACTCTTAAATTAATCACTTCTTGTTCATTAAGACTTTCTGTAGTATTTAATATATTTGTTTTTTCATTAATCTGATCAATAACAGAAGACATTTCATTATTGTATATTTTCACATATTTAGAAATACTATTAATAAAAATTTGCTCTCTAAAAGTTACATTTTTATTTACTTTTCTGAAAATTGAGTTATTCATGTTTTCTGACTTCATAAAATTCTCAACAGCAGGTTGATTAAATAAATATGCAATTTCTTTCATTGGCACCCCAAGCTTTTGTAAATAGAACCAAGTGCCAGCAGTATTAAAATTAATATTTAAAGAAAATACAAAAGGATCTTTAGCAGCATCTACAAATCCAGAAAGTGCTTCAGATATATTTTCAGAAATCCATCTACCTTCAGCATCTGTTTTAGCATTTATGTAAAACTCACCTAATTTAGACTCGTTATGAGAAAGATTAATACTTATTGCTTTTACATATTTTCCATCTTCTGTTTTAAATTCGGGATCATATTTAACTAAGAATTTCATTTTTGAAACTTCATACTTACCAGATAATACAATATCTGAAATTTGTGACATAATGTGACTTGTAGATTGCAATGCTGCAATACCAACAAGACGCTTACCAGTTAAATATCTTTCACGTGTTTCAGCTGATTGAATAAATTTACGAAGAGCAAGCATAGAATTTTCAGCATCTTTCTTTCCTTTAAGATCATTAATTTCATTAGCTAATGATTTAAGAGTGGCTGTACTATTAGGCATTATAAGCTGACGATAGTTTTCTGGCATGGAAATTAATTCTTCCATAGTTTCTCTTAATTCATTTTGAAGAGATTCCATACTATCTTGTCCGATTTCTACATATTCAATACTTTCAATAATGGGTGTAAATGCTTTATTATTAATCCTATTATTCTTAATAACATCTTTACGATATTTATTATACTTTATTAACGCATCTTTAAATGTAGTGTAAAAAATATAATCTTCACCAGTGATGTTTTGCGCAACTAAATAATCTTCAAGATCTCCAAATTTACCCAATCCGCTTCCAGCTGAAAATTGATTTAAATCTTCAACCATGTCTTTAAATTCTTCTTCCGTAAGATTTTTAATTTTATTTTTTACAGTTTTTGGAAGATCTTTATAATAGTCAGTTGATTTAAAATCATTTATTGTTTCCTTAGTGAATCTAGTATATTTTAATTTATAATTAGGAATATACAAATTCATTTTATCAATATCAAAGTCAGATCCTGCCTTACCTACTATTTCAGTAGGCACTACAATCATATCTCCACTTTCTCTTGGTAAAAATCCTTTTACTACTATATTTTCAATAGAGTTCATACCTTGTGTTGGAATACGAAAACCAATCATATTAAGAAGTCTCTTATCCATGTTTGCTGGTATTTGATAAACCCCATTTACAAGTTTCATTCCAAAATCTTCAGGTTCAACATTTTCAAAATACCAGGGAATATAAATTTCCATTTTGGAAATCTTTCCATCTTTTAATTCATAGAATTTTAAATCAGATGATGTAGGAATAAGAGATTTAGTTTCATCTTCTGTTAACTGATCATCGGGTTTCATCTCAGTATATACACCGTCTTTTAAATACATCATGGTTCTGTTGGTAGAATTGTATCCCGTAAATGCAACCTGTACAGCAGGTTTACCAAACATTTTAGCAGATATAACTCTGCTATCCATTATAGAGTTTAATATATTATCTATTTTATCTCTATTAGCTAATGTATCAAATCTATATAACAATCCTTTAGTGTTAGGATTTACATCAAGTGCATCAACTAAATTAGAGGGAAGATCTCGTTTAGTTAATTCTTTACGTAAAAGATTAATCATGTTAGTGTAATCATTTACGGTGTAACTACCATCTTTTTCTTTTGTTATTCCTAATTCAACTAAAAGTTGTTCTTTACCTTTTTTAACTATATTTTCAATAAGTCTATTATAATTTGTAATTAATACTTCTGCTCGATCATTAATATATTTACCATTCACTTTAAAATTAGACATGATAAGTTTTGTAAGCTGAGTACCTCTAACTACTTTGTTTTTATAAACAGCAGGTTGTTCAGATTGAATACCGTAAAATTTAGTATATAGTGATTGAACTGGTAATCCAGAAGGTAATTGCCATTGTTTATTTTTTAATTCAATATTAACTGCACCATCATTTTTAATTATAGAAACAAACTCACCAGTTTTAGGATTAAGCATTGCCCCCACTTTTTCACCAGATTCAAATCCAATAACATCTATTTGATTATTTTGTGCAGCTAAATATAACTTTTCATATTCAGTGCCCTCAACACTTCTGTAAAATTTAGGTTGTACCGAGTGTTTTAAAAATACAGTGTGCATCATTGATGTGTTCACTGCATATCCAAAGTATTGAGGTTTAATTACAGGAAGAGGCACGTTAGGATTGCCTTTTTTAAGAATTCCTTCTGCCCATTTAACTGCGTATTTTCCTTTGTTATATGTTTTATATGCAGGATCTGTTTTAGATTTATTAGATCTTGCAACAACTTCATATGCAATTTCATAATCTATTTGATCTAATTGTTTTTGAGAAAGCTTACCACTTAAAAATAACATGTCCCTATACATATCACTCATAATCCAACCTTGACCATCTGCCTCATTTAATTCTACATATGCTTTAATTTCTCCTGTAAATTTACCATCTTTAAGAATAAAGTTCTTAAATGTACCATCTTCATTAAAATTTGCACCCACTCTATTTTGTGCTTCTGTTAAAGATATACCATCTAAAAGAATCGACTTATATAAATTTTCAGCTATCTGCTTGTAAAAATTAGATACGGCAGTTACATCTTTAAATGATATATTTTTAAATGTTTGAATCTTTTCAGAAGCTCTTATTTTTTCATCAAATCTAGGAATTAAACTATCCATTTTAGATATAATGTGAGGATTGTCTACTATCGCATCTTTGGACGAATTGATACCATTAGCACGTTTTGCCAAGTCTTTATAAAGAGCAGGGTGTCCATATAACAATTTATGTTGTTCTGTAACTGCAAGTTCTTTATTTATTGTAATATATTTTACAAGTTTTTCTAATTGATTTCTTGTTATGTTACTACTATCAATTTGAAAATAATCATTAAGCACTTGAGTATTAATAGCATCCGTTGTAAATTGATCTTCTGTAATCTGATTTATAATTCCAAGTTCTATCAATGCATCAATTGTAAAGTTTACAGTTTCTTTAAGATCGTTTTTAATAAGTTCTTTGATGACATTATCTGCTAAAAATTCTTCTTTAGTTATTTTACCAGCAAGTAAGTTTTCAAATCTAACCTGTAATCCTGATTTTCTTTCACCTGATTTTTTAAGTTCCTTTTCTGTTTTAAATTTAAGAACATCTTTAAAGTGACCAAGATATTTTACATTATCACTATAATATTGAATATTCGATTTTAAAGCTTTTTCTACTATTGCGGCATCAATTTCATCCTCTAAATGTTGTAAATAAATATCCAACACCTTATTAAAGTTAGGATTGTCAATATCATATTCAGCTATTCTTGCACTAATAAAAGGTTTAGAAAATGTTAATCCAAATTCTGAACTCTTATCTGAATTAATAATTGTAAAATAAATTGGTTTCAATCCTTCTTTATCTGCATTTATTATATAATTAATTTCTTGCATTATCCTGTCAGGATATGTAAGATTAGCTGTATCAACACCATTTGTATCCATTGAAGTTACACCAGAAATAAGGGTGTAATCAATGTTATTTTTTTTATTACCATTTTCATCAAATATTAATCCTCCTGGTTTTAACAATTGTGAATTAGTTTGATACGCAAATACATTCACAACTTGTTCTCCATTTTCATCATATCCCGCTGTACCAAATTGAGGATTCGATGCTACAAAATCAGCAAGTGTTTTAGATTCATTTAATGAAGAAAGAACATAGTTTATGCTAGCAGGCAATGTAATAGAATATTGAGTTTCTCCAGAAGCTGTTGTATGAGTTAAGACTGAGCTATCGTATCTCATTATTTTCTCAATATCAATTAGCTTTTTCATATTACCAGACTCAGGTCCAATATTAGAATATAAATCTGCAATATTGATTATGCTATTTTCTTCATTACTAATAATTGAATTTTTAATTTTTATAAAAGAACTAATAACATCAGATCTTTTGTTTATTATATTCAAAGGAATATCAGAAATAGTTTTGTTTTCTTTATATTCAACTCCAGTAAATGCTACACCCATATCTTTTAAATACAGTAATGCTGTTTGAATAGATATGTTTTTATCATTATTATTTTTTAATTTTAAAAACTCTCTGTATTGAACGCTTTTTTTATCAAATACAATATTACCTGTATCATCAATTCCTAAAAGCTGATTATTATTTTCTTCTTTATCAGTTACAAGCTTAAGATTTCTTGGAAGTTCTCCCTGCCATTCTTCACGAATTCTATCTTCATTTGTGCTCTCTAAAGCATTCATTAAATAAATTGAAGAATCTTCGTTGATGATAAGTTTTGAAGGTGTATTTTTTTTATTCATTAAGCTTTTTTCAAAGCCAATCAACAATTTTAAATCATCAATGTTTATATTTTCCTTTGTAAAATAATTAATTGCTTCACCTGAGTATTTTAATCTTTTTTTCAATTTGTTAATCCATACAAAATTAGGTTTGTATTGATTAACTTTTTTATCGAAATACTTTTCATCAAGTTTTTTAAACATTGCTTTTAAAGCATCAACAAACAACACTTCTCCGTTTTGATCAACTTCTAATTTAGAATATGTACCATTCAATTCATTTAAAAGTAAATTTAATGTTGCATCATAATCAACAAGTTCAGGTAAATTTAACGAATTTTTCTTAGTGTATATTTGATTTGTTTTAGAATCATATATATCTTTAGTTAAACTACCAATGAGAATTTTAAATGACGTAGCAGTTAATCTTCTAGGATCTATATAGATTGTGTCTCTAATACCAGAAGTATCAACTACATCTAATTCATTAGGAGCACTATCTTCTTCAGCACCATCTTTTACTTCTGCAAATTGTAATCCATACTTTTGTAATGATTGCTTTAATATATTATATACAATTGTTGAATTTTGAAATGCATTTTCAATCATTGACGCATATCTATTCTTTTCACTAAACTTGTTGTATGCAATATTTTTTATTTCATTGTTTTCTTCTACTGTTAAATTTCTACCGATTTGTTTTTGATAATTAATAAAAGTTGGTGCAAAATAATTTGTAAAAAATATGGATCCCTGTCCAAACAATTGTTCATAAATATTAGACATACTTGTTTCAAAAAGCTTTCTTAATATTTTATTATTGTTTTCATCTTCTGTAAGAAGAGATTCAATATTTAAAGAAATAAAGTTTCCTTTATTATCTGTAAATAAATTAGGATTATGAAGATTCTGAAAGAAATATGAACTTAACCCATCAATAAATTGTGTAGTAAATTCTTGTGTTGTATTTGGTACCACCTCTCTATATGATGTACCCATTTCAGAAATATCCCTAGCAAATCTTACATTGGAATAATTACCTGCATTAATTTTATTAAAGAGTTTATTAATGGCGGATTCACCTTCAGATTTTTCTTTTTTAGAAAGACCTACATATTTTTTTATTGTGCTCCAAAGATCTTTAAAGAACTGTTTAATTTTTCCAAAAAATCCTTTTTCTTCAGTGGATATTTGTTCTTGTTCAGAAAGAATATAATTTCTAAATTCTTCAGCAAGCATTTCTCTAACATCATAGTGTGATGCTTCAGAATAATTTTTTGTTTCTTTTGAGAAAGGATTAGTAAAACTTCCTTCTCTATTTCTAAATTCTTCAACAAATTCATTCTGTTCTTGTACAGTTAGATAGGCATTCCAAACGGCTTCAAATGCTTCATGAAAACCGGTTCCTATTTCTGCATTTTCATATATATAAACAATACTATTTTTAAAAGCACCCCAAGCTTTTCCATCAATTAATTCTGCAACTTTAACAACTTTAATATTTGGAAGTTTTGATTTAAACCATTCTTCTACTTTTTTAAAATCTTCAGTTTGTATTACAGATTGCTCAAGTTGTAATCTATATGCTTCATTGGGTTTAACACCACCTAATCCAGCACTAAGAATATTTACACCACCACTTTGATTAAATGCTTTTAATGCTTCTTCTTTTTCTGATTCAGAAAGAGGTTTTGGTTGTTCGGGAGAAACAGGTTCTACAAAAATACCCTGAGCTTGTATTTGTTCTAATCTTTTACCAATTGAAATAGGTTCAGTTTCAGCATTAATATTTTTACTGACTTGTTCAGCTACTGGTTGTGATTCGGTTTTAAAACTAAATGTAGGAATTTGTCCAGGAATTAATGTTATAGATTCTGGATTTGTATTTTGTTTAATTTCGGGTTGTGCTGTTTCTTTTTCAATAGACGACACATCAGTAGCTGTTCCAAATTTAAATATTGGAATTTGACCAGAAACTAATTGAATTGCGGCACCACCAACTCCAGGTATTGTTACAGCAGATTGATTTTTATAATTAATAATAGGTTTAAAATCATCATCAACATTTCTATATGTAAGATTTGAACTTTTAACTTGAGGAGTGTTCACATCTGTTTCACTATACAATGGTGTATTGGTGTATACTACAGGAGTAGATGTTTTAAATAAATATTCTGTGTAATTTGAATATTCCGCGTCTATAATTACATTATTATCTTTATCTACTACCGGAACATAGAATGGAATATTTGTTTTTGTTAATAAAGAGTTATTAACCTGATGTCTTAATTCAGAAACAATATCTTCTTTATTTTCTTCAATGATAGATGGGTTTAAATCATACGGAGTTCTACCTCTATATAACATTCCAGTTTGATTAATGTAGAACTTATTTTCCGATTCAATAACATTATCATCAGTTGCCCAAAATACCAATCCTTTAAAATATGATAAAATTAAATTTTTGTTTGCTTCTTCATCGGTAGTTAATTTTTCAACTTTTTCTTTCTGATAAATTTTTGCATAATATTTAAGCAGACTAATAAAGTTATCTTTTTCTTCTTGGGTTAGCTGTCTATTAAACAATCTAAAAATCTGACCATCATCTCTTTTCATATAAAGACGACCGGGCTTAATACCATCAGATTTATCTGTAGCAACTTTTAGTTTAATACCTTGACCATTTGGATGTCTTAAATTAGCAAAGTCAGTTGTATTTTCTTCAATAACTCTACCTTGTAATTCAAGTTCTTGAGGTAATCCATTTTCTCCCATTGGAAGCATCACTTGCTGACCTACAGTTTTTCCAGTGATAGGAATATACATATCAGCATTTTCAGAAACAGTAGCTCTGATATTTTTTACAAAATCTCTATATTTAAAGATCATGTTGGTTATCTGCTCTTTTGTAACACCTTTTGTAGTAAATCTTTCTTCCACCCATTCTACCGCACTGCTTATATCACCAAATAATTGTTCTTGATTCATCCTCAAACTTGTATAAACAATATTATCAGATGTAGGATTATCTATTTTGTTTCCAACTATATCAACCGGAAAATAATTTTCACCTTCTTTTCTAACTACAACAACTTTAATATCATTTTCATCAATAGTAATATTATAAGGATCATTAGCTCTTGTTACAGGCATTAAAAAATATTCACCACCTTCTACGTTTACATTATCAGTAAATTTAAAAAATCTAGCATTACCGCTTTCTTGATTTATTTCTGTATCATTTTTATCTATATAATGTCTTCCAGTAGTAAGATATAAACCTGTTAAACCAATAAGAGGTCTTTTAAATTCATCTTCGCTTACAAATAAATCATCACCATTAACAACTTCTACAATATTTGCATCAGGATTTAATTTTGCGTTTTTAGCTCTTTCAGCAGTTGTGGTTTCAAATTGAATTCTTCTTCTTTCTTTTATATAACCAACTTCTTCAAATAATTCATTTTGAATATATTTTAAAAAGTCAACTCTTTCTTGAAGTGTAGATAGTTCTCCAAGTTGTGCCGATGCTTGTTGAAGTCTTTGTAGTTTTGGATAGAGCTCATTATTAATTTTATCAAATGCATTTTTTGCATTTTTAAAAGCACCACTTAAATTAAATACTACTTGACTATATAAATTATTTTGAACAATCCCCTTTCGTAAAAATTTTAAAAATTCTATTTTATCTGCATCTTGACTATTATCTTCTATTTCTTTCAAATATTTTGTAAGCCATGCTTTGCTATTATCACTATTAAGTATATCAATTACATCAATATATTTACTTAATTTTTTCCAAATTTCTTTTGCTCTTTCAGAAAATTCTTTAAACTTTTCAATTAATTCTTTAAGTTCTTCAATTTCAAACTCCGTATCTTCTACAAGTTTATCTACCTGTTCTTTGCTATATCTTTTTGTTATTAATTCTTTTCTATAATCTTCAAGTTTAGATTCAGCTTCACCATAAATTGTACCAGTTTCATCTGTTTGAAAAACTTCTTTAGTTTTTTCAATTTCATCTAATGCATTATAATAGTTATTTCTTGCTTCAACAAGAGATTCATTTAATGTATTTAAATCTTCTAATTCTTCATTTAAATTAACAATGGTAGATTCAATAGATTGAATAGCATTTGGAAAACTATTAATCTTTTCTTTCATTTTAATATACTCAGCCTTCTTTCTACCTGTTTTCGAAGGAGGATTTTTTTCTATATAATCTTGCGCACTAGCAAGTTCTTCCTGAAATAATTCTAATTCAGCTTGTAAATCCTGAAGTCTTTTACTGTTGCTTTCTTTTTTAGCTTTTGTTTCTTCAAGCTTTTCTTCAACACGATTAATTAAATTAACTAATGCTGATTGTTGATCTTCTAAATCTTGAACATTTTGTTTTTCTGCTTCTTGTAAAAGAATTTCTTTATTTATAGAATCAATAATTAATCCAAATCCAGAAGGCTGTCTTTTAAGAGCATATTTCTCATAATACTTTAAATTGAAAGGTACTTTAATAACTTTCATTTTACTCTTAGAATTAGGGTTTTTATACTGCATGTAGAGTTTAAAAACTCCATCTTCAGTGTATTCACCAACAAGAGCAGCATCAACACTTACACTTGTATCTGTATAATCATTTTCGTCAAGTCTATGAGGCTTACTATATTTCTTATTAATTTTAATTCTAAACTGCTTATCTCTATTTACATAGAAAAACCTTTCAAATAAATCAAGATTTTTAAAATTTTTAAGAAGACCAAACTCATTAGCAAATTCTTCTGCTGTTTTAGTTTCCAGAGTTGGTTGATAGTTTAATTGATATGTAATATTATCACCTTCAATAGAAACTATTTTAATAATATTTTTTGTATACTTTGATTTTTTTAATTTCTTATCTTCTGTAAGATAAAAGTTATTTTCTACAATTTGAATACTGCCAGGCTCACCATTAATGTCTACTACATCAATTGTAATTCTATTTGCATTCTCATCATAGATTTCATCTAATTGTTCTGCAATAGAATTTGCCTCTTCTATTGTTTCAAATTTATCAACATACGTACCTTTTGGAGAAAAAAGCACATATTTATTTTTAAGTCTTAATACAAAGTGTTTATTATTTTTTGGATTTTTTTCAATATAATCCTTACCTGCATCCTCATACATTTTAGTGTCACCCATCATTTCCATAATTTCACCAAGATGGGCTTGATGCAATCCTTCAAAGCCTGCTGGATTAGCAATAGTATTAAAATAACTTACAGCATCTTCAAAGTCTGTTTGTAAACGAAGATAGTCAAATATGTCCCCTACAGCATTATTAATAACATCTGTAGTGGTAATTACACTAACATCCGGGTTATCAAGTTTTAATATTTCAGATATTGCTTGTGAATTTTCTTTTAGAAACTCTGCTTTAATTTTTTTAATTTCATCAACGTTATCTCCAGCTTCTTCAATTTGTGCAGAATATTTTTCAACACTTTCTTTATATTTATTAAATAAATCGAGTTTTTGTTTTTTCTCCTCTTTTAATTTTGGATCAGATGTTGCTTCAAACTCTTTTTGTAAAAGTTCTAATTCTTTCTTAAGAGTAATGGAAGGAGAAGTTAAAGAATATAAAGAATTAAAATTTAAATTAGGAAAATTATTTTTAATATTAGTAAGAATTTCTTTTTGTCTTTTAGCAACATCTAAATAAGTAGATTTAGAAAAAGCCATTTGATTAATTGCTTCTTCTGCTGCCATATAGTTTGCAACTTCTGCATTATATTCAGGAGTACCCACCTTATAATTTTTTGGATTATAGGGGTTTCCATAATTATCTCTTATTTTTTCATAAGTGTCTTTTACTTCTTTTACTTTTGATTCAAATGTACTAACCAACCCAGTCATTACATTTTTAGATTGTTCTTCTGATAATCCATCATAAAGCGAACCTGCATATGCTTGTTTAAATTCATCTGGATTAAGATCACTGATAGATTCTTTCATTCTATCAATAATAACATCCTCCATTCCAGACTTTACAATGTTTAATACATATTTATTAATAAAGTCATTTTTACTATCCCAATATTCTTTTTTTCTACCTTCTTTTCCATTTAATCTCATAGAACTATCAAGCTCAACAAGAGATCTGTAAAAATCAGTTTTATTGTTAGTGGATTGATTTAATAAAGCAACAAGTTTATTTCTTTCTTCATTTGCTCTTTGTACACTAGATTTATATCCATCTGTATTAACTGTTTTATCATATAAGCTTTTTGCACCTTTTATACCACCACCTAATACATTTAAAATACCACCAGTTAAAAAACCACTCATGAATGTTTTTAAACCATCCATGGTAAGTTGTTCTTTAGCACCGGCATATAGAAAATCATTAATTCCTTTTTGATTTAATCTTTGCTGTTCTGTACCATAATTATATAAATACCATTGTTTAGTAGCACTATCAATAACATCTTGTCCAGTTTCTTGTAAACCCTCAACTACATTTGTTTTAGCATATTCTAATGGAAACTTAATAAGTGTTTTAAATGGAGAAGTTTTTAATTGATGTGTAAAGGCAGCAACTCCTTTCTTTGCAACAAATAAATCACCACCTTCTTTAATTGTTTTCTTAGTGTTAGTGAATATACCTTTTGCTACTAAATCATCATCTAAAAATCTAGTTCCTTTAAAAGTTCTCAATATACCATCAAATGCAATCTTATCTGTTAAGGCAATCCATGCTGCCTGAACTGCACCTTCTGTTTGAACTGTTTCAAAAGCTTTCTGTTTAAGTTTAGTTTTTAATTCTTCACTGGGTTCAAAACCATTTATATTTTTATATTCTTCAATGGCAGTTTCATATGCTTCATTCATGACAGGTGCTACAGTAGCTTTTGCTTCTGTAATGCCTGCGTTAAGCATTCTAAGATCTCTATAGAATGCTCCAAAACCACGAGCTGTAGTTCTTAAAGCACCAACACCTTGACCAAATGCTCTTTGATCAATTCTTGCAACTTTAGAAAAATCTGTTATATACTCAGCAGTATTCTGTAAAGGATTAACAAATTTAGTCACTGAGTTGTTAAATATTTTTCTTAATACATTTGTAGACTGTAAAGACTTTTCAAGATTTCTAGTATTATTAATTACTTTTCCTAACTTAGATGCAAGTTGAATACTTCTTGCTGCTTGAATTTCAGATGCACCACCAAAAGTAGCAGCAGTTAGCGCACTTAATGCAAATTCTTCTGCTGCTATTTCTAATACAGCTCCTATTGCATATCCACTTTGTTGTATCATATTGCTAAAGTTAGATACATTCCAAAATGTATTTCTATCTTCTTGTGTTTGAAAAATATGATATTTATTATTGAAATCATTTTGCCAACTGTTAATAGCTTCAAGTTCACTTTGTTTAAATGGACTATCACCTTTAAAAATATCCACGGTGTCACCCCACGAAAGAAACTGATCTTTCATCTGACTGAGTGCTAATGAACCAGAACCCATTATAGCATTAGATAGTTTATTCCAATTTGTTTGTGCACTACCGTAGGTTTCTTCAATATCCATTCCAGGAATAACACCAATATCTTGAAAATAATCAGATTGTAAAGCAGATTGAAATCCTGGAACAGCAGGTGCTTCAAATCTTTGTGCTTGTATAAATGGATCTTGTTGTAACTTTTGTTTTCCAAGTGCCATACCGCGATCTATATCGGCATCTGATAATCCTATCAATTTATATTGCGGTTGACTTGTAGAAGTTAATTTATCAAATGTTAATTTATCAAAATTTAATTCTTTAAAGGGATTTTCTGGAACAAAAGTTTCAAGTGTTCTAATGTTTTGAACTTCAGGAACTATTGGTGTTACCTGTTCTTCACCTATGGTTAAATTTTTTAAATTACTTTCCATGTATATTGTTTATTTACTATTTGTAAAATTAAATAAAATGTGCTAAACTAACTAATTATCTGCTAATATAATAACCATTGTTTTTCATTCTGGATATATACTCTTCATTGGTTTCTCCTGGTAATTTTACTGTACTTTTTTGTTGTGTTGCTTGCTGTACAGGATTTTGCATTATTAATTTTTCTTGTTGAGCTTTTTGTTTAAGATAGCTTTTAATTCCATTAGCATTATTAAACGTCTGTTCTCTAAGTGTTCTTAATATGTTATCAACCCCAAATGTTTTATCATAATATTCTATTTTCCTTTCTCCATCTACAAATGAATTTGTAGCAGGATTATACCCTTTCATAGAATATGTTAATACAAGTTGATCATTAGCTCCTTGATTTAATGTATAATCATAATACAACTCATTTTTTTCATAATCTGAAGCTTTAATTCCCTCAGATAACATTTTATCAGTAATTACACTTGACATATAATCATCCTTTGCAAAAGTGCTAAAAACATTTTTATTAATATCTAACGATATACCATTTTTAATTATTGAAGAAATAATAGGTTCTAGTTGTGTTTTAATTTGCATATCACCTTTTATTGCTAAACTTGCAATATTATCTATTAATTTTTTAGTATCAAATTCTAATTTAACATTTGATTTATCAGCGTTTGTTCCTGTATAAGATAAATAAGCATTAGATAAAGATTTATCTAAAACAGTTTGATTTCCAAATAATTCTCCTAAAACTTTAATTAAAGCATCTTCATCTACATCTTTTTTTAGTTGTTCCCAGTTTGATGGTTTAATAGTTGTTGTTCCTTTTATTAAATTATCTCTATTATCAGCTACTGCTGATGTAGCAATGGAAGTAGCTTTATCTCTTGTAAGGTCTTCTGTGTTATTAGAATATCTCAATTGTCTACTAAATATCCATGTATCTATATCTTCACCACGTTTTGAAGCAAATTGCTGAAATGATTTTGACCTATCTAATTCATATTGTTTTAATTTATTAGAAACATCATTTGGCATACCAATTTTTTCAACAAGTTCTGTAAGATCATATATTTTTTCACCATCGTTATATTCATAATGCTTTTCTGTAATAACATTTGGATCATTTTTATCACCATAATATTCTCTTCTATTTACTGGTTCAACATTAAGTCTTCCATCTATAAAAGCTTGTGCAATATCCTGTGGTAATTTACCATAAGAAATCAAGTTTTCATTTGTTAGTGCCGTGTTTGGTAAAAGCCAATATTTTGTATCTGCTTTATAAACAGGTATATCTTTTGCTAAATCTATAACATATTGTGAATCAATCGGTTTGAAATTTCCATATTTATCTTTACTTTGTACAACACTAATAAATTCTTTTTTAGGAATCCGTTTATAATATTGTTGTTGAAAATCATTATCTATTTTTGATATTACGTTATATTTCTTAGCTGCATCTTCATATTCAATTCTATTACGCATAAACTCAGGACTTTGACTAGCAAAAGTATTTGTTGACGCGTGTGTTATAAGTTGATTTAACTGAGATGCTGGCGATTGAGTAAATGCGGTAATATCATCGCCAAGAATTTTTTTATCTTTTAATTCATTAAAAGCTGATTCTATTTCAGACTTTAAAAATTTGGGATCGTACTTTCCACCAGAAGCATAATGATTTAAATAATCAACATATTTATTAAAATTTGAAATAGTTAATAAATCACTTTGATTTAATGCATTAGCAGCACTAGTAGTCATTAAGTTACGAGTAGAACTTAAATTATTAGCAAATGTTTTATAGTATGAATCTTCAGGCTGTCTTTGTTGTCCATATATACTTTCAACTGTTGGAACATTTTGTTGTTCACTTTGAGTTAGGTTTTTTCTAAGTTTTGTAGTAGTACCAGCTGGAGCTGCTGTTCCTGGAATCATATTAGTAGTTGTTCCAGTTGCACCAATAATAGCATCAACATTACCATCACCATCTGTATCTATATATCTGTCATTTGCAAATCCTTGTTGTTGTCTTCTTTCTTGAGATTCCAATCTTGCATTAAGCATCTCAAATTGTAAATCTATTTTTTGAGAAGCTACATATGAAGCATCAGACGTTATTTCTTGTTTAGATGCAGCACCTCTTGCTTTTGCATTTTCTATTATAAATCTATCTTTAAATAATTCTGTAAAATAATCTTCACCTTTTGTATTATAAAAATCACTACTTTGTAAACTACTAATCTTACTATTATAATTATTAATTGTAGATTGTAAACCACTATATAATTTTTCTTTTTCAAGATAATCTTTATATTCTTTAGAATCAGTGGTTAAAATACCAAGTGCTAATTTACCTTTTTCTGGATTAAAAAGTGATTCTTTTATTGTATTTAACTCTTTTTCTAATCCTTCGTATTTATCATCACCTTTAAGTTGTGCATTATAAATTTTAAGTTTTTCATTATATGTTGCAATATTATTAGCAGCATAGTTTTCTTTTACAGAACGTTGTGCTTTTTCTTTAGACATTTCTGGATTTGCAGACATTAAATTAAAAACAGATGATTCAAATTGTGTAACACCTTGCACCTTAAATATATCATTTATATCAGGTCTGTTTTTTACTATACTATTTAAAACATCCTCATAAAGTTCAGAAGTACCTTGACCATTTGTTATTTTATGAATATATCCAGGTGTTGTATATGATTGCACAATTCCATCACTATATCCTAAATTTTTTAATTCTTTTGTTATTTCACTATTAACATCAATATATGGTATAAATGGTCTAATCTGTACATTCTCTATAGAACCATCACCACGTTTTGTTAATGCCATTTCTTTTCTAAAAAGGTCTACATAAACACGTCCATATTCCCATGCTTGATCTCTATCTTCTTTTTTATCAGAAGTTCTTAATTTTTCATAACGGCTTACTTCTTGTTGATATTGTTTACTTTTAGTATAATCGTTTAAAAAGTCTTCGTCTTCCCAAAGTGGAGAAAACAATCTTTCAGCTTGTTCAACATTTTGTGAAATAGATAAGTCTTGCGTAGAAATAGTTTTTAAAGCATTTTTTGTTTGATCTAAAAACTTTTTTCTAAACTCTACATTGTCTGGACTTGACAATAAACTATTTGTTATCTTGGAATAAGCATTAGAAATTTCATCATAACCTTTCTCATATCTAGCTGTTGCCTTTTGTAAGGCATTTGCTAAATAAGGAAAATTAGGAGTGTATTGTACAGGATTAAAACCGTTATCTGTAACACCAGGCAAATATGTACTCATTTCTATGTATTATATTATAAATATACTTTATAAAGTTAAGACTAAAAAACCAAACTTATTAAGTTTGCTATATTTAATTTCTAGACTTTCTACCTTTTGTTTGGTCATTCATCATTCCTTGTTGCATTTTCATATAATCTAGATATTCACTTACACTCATATTAGCATCTTTTGCTGCTTGTGCAATATCTTTTGCACTCATTTTTCCTGTATCAGATTGACTATTAAAAAATCCCTGCATAGATTTAGGACTATGAAAATATATAGTTCCAGTTCCAGGTCTAACACCATAATAAGGACTTTCAGTCATACTCATATTATAAAGATCAGCTGCATTTCTTTGACCTTGTGTATAAGCTTGCAAAACACCTGTACGTGCTTGTCTCATAGCATTCTGATATTGTTGCTCACCTATTACACCAGCATCATATAGACGTTTTGCTCTTTGAGCATCAAATTGTGCTTGTTGATTAGCTGTATTAGCAGCTTGCTGTGCAGCTTGATTTCCAATGGCAACATTTTGATTAGCATATTGTCCAATAATATCAGCAGCATTTTTACCAAATTGTCCAGCGTTAAAACTATATCTGGATTGTGGACCAGCAAACATACCGGCAGCTTGTCTTGCAGCATTCATTTGTTCTGCGTTTGCAGCCAAAGCTCTGTTAGGATCAAGAAATGAAACTTCAGGTCTTTGAAATTTCATAGTTGGTTCAAAAGGATTAAACTTTCTAACACCTGCCATATTAACTATTGAATTCAAAAGATTAAGTTTATCAGGATTTGTCCAACCATATTTAATTGGAGAACTGTTATATGTTGTTATATTATACGCTTGTTCATTACCATCTTCTTCTTCATTTATAATATTAGGTTCATATTCAATTACACCTTCCTGCATCAAGTCTTTTTTGGGTGCAGTATTAAGATCTAATGAACGTGATTCAGCTTGTTTAAATGTAGTACCATATATATCATTAAATTCAGAAGGTTTTCTTGGTCTTTCCATTTCTACATTGGGACCAGGTTCCATAAAATCTTCTGCAATATTAATTTTAGAAGGCTCGTTATTTTGAGAACCATTTCGATATTTATAAAAACCACCATATTTCATTCCTCCTCCATACATCATACTACCACCATACATTGCTTCAACTGGATTTTTCATTTCTTCTCTAGGATTCTCTTCTATTTGTTCTTGAGATTCAACATCAGAAGCTTGCATCATCTTTGCATAATATTCTTGTGCAATATTGGGAATACCTTGCGGATATCCTTTCTTACCTTCTTGTACAAGAGCAAGTTGTGCTAATTTCTTATTATAATTTTGAATCATCAGCTCTGCTGTACGTTTCTTAATAGAATCAGCTCTAGGATCTTCAAGAATAGCTTTATACTTATTAAGATCATATTGTTTAGCTAATTGGGCCGGAGTAAATTTTTTAGATGATTTTTCAGACTTACCAAATACACTAAGCACAGAACCGCCCATTTTCATCTTCTTTGTATCAGAAAAAATAAATGTACCTTCAGGAACATTTAATGGTACACCACCTTCAGTGTGTCTTTTACCTTTTATATTGTAATGACTTTTAGTTCCATCTTCTTTTGGAACTACAGCAGTTTCACCACCCTCTGCTTCAATGTTTGCATACTCTCTTGGAACAGCAGACAACGTATTATTAACATCTAACTCTTCATCAGTATCTTGATTCATCCAAAGTCTTCTAGAACCAAGATCTAATCCATATCCCATCTGACCACCATAAGCAGCAGTTTGCATATCATACCCCATATTAGAATCTTGGTCTTGTGATTCAACACCTTGCAATTCTTGATACATTTGCATAATGGTTTGTTTTTGTTCTTCTTCTTCCATTTGTTGAAGTTGTTGAACAAGTTGTTGAGGATCGACATTTTTAGCTTGAGCATATGCTTGTATAACTTGCATAATTTGCTCTTGAGGATTACCACTTTGTTGTTGCATTGTCATATCTCCACCATCTTGATATTTAGCAGGATACTTTTTTATTTTGACTTTGTATTTCATTATTGTAAATTTAATCTAAAAATTCTAACTGACCACCAGCTTTTAAAAATTGTTGAATTTGATCTTCATCCATTTCTACCACCTGTCCACCAAGTTGACCACCTTTTTTCATAAGTTCAATGTGTATATGATCATTCTCATATATTATATCTTCAATGCCAAATTGTTTTTTAATTGATGGATTGGATTTTAAATAATTTTTTAATTCGGAATATGTTTTTTTATTTGAACTATTTGCACCAATATCTATAGCTTTATTGCTATAATGTTTTGAGCCTTTCATATGTCTGCTATCATTTCCAGAACTTAAAACTACACCAGGAAATATTTGAGATACTACATTTGCAAAACTAATTAAATTTGGATGTAAGTTTTTAATATTAACATTTGATGATTTAGTTTTTATATTAGAAGCATTAGAATAGTTGTTATACATATTATTTCGAACTGGTTCAAGTTTTCTTAGCTCATTATAATTTATAGAATTACCTGACAATTTATTATATAAATTTAATTTTTCTTTAAAATCATTTCCCCAAGTTTTTTTGTTACCATAATCAGAACGTGGAACTATATCATAAACAGATAAATCTCCTGATGCAGCACGTTTTGCAAATGCAGGATAATACCAAGCTCCTAATGAATATGGACCATAATTTTTAATATGCTGCTGCATTATAGTTTTTGCAGCAATGTATTCTGCATTGGCATCTGTCTTTACAGCATTTTTAAATTCATTAAACGTAGAATATTGTTTTTTTATTTGGGGATTTTTATATGCTTCTTTTATTGTGTCATCTGTCATTTGATAAGTACCAATAGCACTTGCTCTTTTTCCACCTTTTCCAACAAGATTAGTTCTTTTTCCAAGAGCAGTTTCTCCAGGTGCGGAACTAGATTCAATTCCAGCAACAGCTTGCAATGCTAAATCAACATCAATATTTTCTTGTTTTGGAATTTCATAATTAGGTTGCGCATTTTGCAAAATGCGAACATAATCTTTTGGAGAAACAACAGGTGAAGAAGGAATAAATGGAGTGGTAATATTACTAAAGTCTCTAAATTCTACTTCTAGTTCTTTAGGTTTTTTCTCAATACCATACTCAGATAAAGTGGCTAAATCAGGAGTATATCCACCAACCTGATAACTAGGAACTTCCATACCATACTTACCGTACATACCTTTATAAGAAAATGTACCTGTATTATAAGGTTTAAATGCACCATATGTAGAACCTGTTACACCATAATCACCTTTACTAGAACCTTGAGGATTTGTAAACATAGCTGCTGTACTACCCATATTCATAGCAGCAGCATCCATATTTCTTTTTCTATTTCTTTCGTTTAATACATTACCAATAGTACCAGCAAGTTCTACACCAGTTTGCATTGTATTTGCAATTTTACCAGCAGTTCTACCAAACTTCTGTATATCTGTTTGACCTGTTCTAAATCTAGCACCTTTTCCTTCTTCTTTAAGTTGTTCCCAAAGTTCAGGATCTTGTTTCTTTATGTTAGTTAATTGTTTATTATCTTTAGACCATGTAGTAAAACCTGTATTTGGATCTACCGTATTACTGTATTGACTTGAATCAAAAGGTTCAATATTTTGTTGTTCTTCATCATACTGCTCTTCATCCATATTTAATCCACCAAGGTCAGGACTTTCATATAATTCATTTCTTCTATTTCTCCTACTACCGTTTACCCCGTCACCATATATTCCAGATTCTTGATTTTCATCTTCAATATCATATTGGAAATTTGTATCAATGTTGTACGAACCATCGCCAGAAGCAGACCAAGATTGTCCAGCAGAAACATCTACAGGACTACCTGATGTGGGAGGTGTAGATGATGTTACTGTAGAACCATCTTGAAAATAATATCCACTACCTGTTACATATGTACCAGAGTCTGTATTTCTATGAAACTTACCATCCATTCCATAATACCCACCTTTTTTAAACATAGTTCTCATTGCGGGAAATATAGCAGTACCACCTTTTTCATACATGCCTCCACATTCATAACAAGGTTGACCACCTTGTTTCATTTTAGAAACATAATTAATAAGCTCGTTATTTTGTGTAGCACTACCCGTATAATTTTTTAAACCATATGATTCAGCAAGTTTTTTTCTTTCTGCAAATGAACTGTCTTTACCTTTTGATTTTAATAAATCAACAATGCTTGAATACTTATTTAATGGTGTAGAATAAGATGCACCAATAGCCCCCACTTCACGCATTGTTTGTGCGGGAGACATTGTAGATTGCAATGTTTTAGCAGCACCAAAATCTTTTAAAGGTACAGTTTGTAAATTATTCTTAATTAATTCTTTAGGAAGATTATAATTATTTACAATAGGTGCTAAAACTTTAAGAGGTTGTAATGTTTTACTTCTATCTATATAAGGAGTATTAGCTGCCATTCCAGGTCTTGACCACATACCAGTAGATGTTTGCCATCCTGCGGTAGGTTGATTGCTCGCATATCCTTCAAAATCAGGATTGATATATCCGCCAGGTTCATTTACAGTAGGTATTTTATCAAAAGTTTCAACCATTGGACCAATAGCTCTACCCATTCTGTCAAATGATCTAGGTCTTTTAAAAGTACCAGATTCATCACGTACCATTGGTTGTAGTTGTGGAGTATAATTAATCATACCTACATTTCCTTGTGTATTAACTCCAACTCTATTACGTAAATTTTCAGGAATTTCTACATTTATTCCATTTTGTGCTTCCATTAATTCACCACACATATCGGGGTAGTCTGAACAAAAAGATGCTTGATCAGGATATTGATTATAAAAATCATCTTCTGATAATCCTGTTAATTCTAAAATACTTTGTTTATTCATATTATAAACTTTTAAAGTTTAATTATTTTATATTAAACTATATATTATTAATTTACTTAATTTTATTGAGATGTCCTAATTTTTAAGATATTCTAACCAATTTCTATTATCTTTCTTAACAATAGGGTTTAATGTAGATTGTCCTCCTATTGCAAACGTTTGTCCACCTTCTTCCCAAGTACCAAATCTTTTATGCCAGTATAAAGGACTAAATGGATCTGTTGCTTTAGAACTGTTTTTACCACCCATTCTATTCCAGAAGTTTTCTCTTCTTTGTTCAGAATGGTGTTGTTTAAAATCTTGCATTCCTTTATATCCACCATGTACTACTTTATAATCATCACCTTTTTTAGCTAACACCATCCATTTTTTACCAGGTCTTGTACTTTGTTTTTTTGCACCTACTTTTGTAAAGCCCATATTTCTATATCTTTCTGGAATACCACCTCCTTCAGCATAATTTGTATCTATAAAACTATTACCTCCTCTTGGTGCATAATGATGCTCACCTATATAATTTTGATCAACAACTCCTTCACTATCACCCATAAATTCTTGTCTTATAAAATTACCTTTTCTATCATATATATCTACAGGATAAGTTCTTGGCTGTATTAAATTTGTTAAATTTACAGTTTGTTTTGGAGAAATTGGAAGTAATTCACCACGTGTTACAATTTTAGGGTTAACTAAAGTAGGTGCTACCATTTCTAATCTTTCTAAATGTTCTATAGGATGTGTAGATGCAGGTTGATATATTACTGGTTGTACTGGTTTTTTGTACTCAACAGCATGACTTCCTGAAAATTTAGGATTGTTATATTCTTTTCCTTTTGGTAATATTTTGTTTGCTGCACTAAGTCTTTTAAATGCTGGACTAACTTTTTTAGTATTTTTATCATACCATTTATTTAAATAGTTTATCCATACATCTTCTGCATTTGGTAAGTTGTTAACTACTTTTAAATCATTTATCAATCCTTTACTTGCATTATACAAAATTAAACTATCATTATACATTCTTTGAGCTTGTTCAAACTGTTTTCTGTCTGTATAAACTTTAGGTGGGTTTTGTTTTTGCCCACCAGGTCCATACATAGGAATACCACCATATTCCATTTCTTCTATAGGAAGTTCCATCATTCCTTTAGTTTCAGGATTATACATCATATAATCAGATACTGAATTTGCATAATCATCTACCATAGTAAGTTTAGAACTAACCCATGGTTCTAAATTAGAATTTGGTTGAATAAACTTACGAAGATTAGTTAGTTTATTAATAGCAGCATCAATTTGACCAATAGCCATTTCACCATCAGGTTCTCCTCCATTATTATACATAGAAATATTTCCTCCATTTTGATATTTCATACCATACATATCATTAGCTGCACGCTTATATCCTTTAGCTGCAAAATAATCAGCTATATCTTCTGTTGGAGTTTGTATATATTCTTCCATTTGATTAGGTTGATATGATAATTGCTGAGGACCCGTTTGTATTATTGTAGGAAATACTTGATTATCTCCAAAAGACATTAATAAATTAGATGTATTATTACTATTAGGATCTTGTCCTTCAATATATCTTGTAGGAATACCTCCTTGATAACCTAATCCAGCAGCACGTTGCATAAAATTTTTATCTTGATTTCTTTGTAATAAAACTTTAGAAATAGCATCCATGCTTGGATCATTTACCATAGGTTTTTTTGTTCTCCAATAAACTTCTTCTTCACCTCCATCTTGATAATGACTTTTAATTTTTCTTTCTTGATCCAACATTTGTTTTGTTGGTACTTTACCAGATCCTCTGTTATCCCTGATATTATCCCATAATCCACGTTTAGAATATGAACCATCAGCACGTTTAATCATTTCTCCACCTTGTTCTTTTTTAGGATAATATATTCTATTATATATTGAATACGGCATACCTTTTGTTCTTTTTTGAGCAAAATCTTTTAAATCATATCTATCATAATATGATAAGTAATCCCCTTGTTTATCACGACCTCTACTAACACCAAATCTACCTAATAAACCAGCTCCATCTTTTCCACTTATAGGGGTTTCAATTTCTGATTCATCCGTTTGTAAAATTTCTTCAAGTTTTACTTTATCTTTATACGAATTAAATATATCTTGTTCAAGCTGAGGATCTACAGTATAATAATTTTTATCTACAGCATTAATTGTTGGTATATATTTAGATTTTTTTAAATACTTTAATTCATCTGGTGTACTTAAACCTAAATAAAATTTAAATGCTTCTTCACTTCTGGGGTCATAAGATTCCTCCCTTTGTTCATCCGAAACCCATCTTCCATAATTGCGTAAATCAAGATAACTAGAAGGATTAATTGTACGATAGGCTTTTTGTCTTTGAGGTAATGTTTCAGCAGGAAATGTTCTACTATTATAATTATTATAAGCATCTACATATGCTTTTTTTAAATTAGAAATAAACCCTCCTCCTCTTTGCATCATAGGATACTCTGTAACTGGAGCTTGGTTAAATGTATAATCACCTCCAGGTTGCATCATAATTTTTTGACCATCCGCACCAACTCCTAACACTGGATAGTTTACACCACGCATTGTAATATTAGGACTACCAATTTGTGTCACTTGTCCTGGATGGGCCCATTGTCCTCTGTTGTCTTTTATTACCCCACCATATTTATTTTTTGGAAGATTTAAAAAATCTTCAAGAGGTAATTCATATGATTGATTAAAATAATTTTTATAATATTCACCAACATCTTTCATTGCATCTTTTTCTGCAAGTTTAATTGCTTCTGAATTTGGTGACTTACTTACATAAGGATGATATGGATATATGTAATCTTCTATATCAGGTGCATAAATTATATTTTCACTAACAGGACCTTTATGTCTAAACTGATAAAAAGCAGTTCCTCCAGGATTTTGCAAAAAAACTGGATCATGTGAATAAGGTAAAGATATTTTATTAGGAATTACTTTAGCGTTGGCAAGCCCTCTATAAATAAAAGAATTTTTTAAATTATCAACTGCTTTATTATATTCTGCTTTAGAAATATTTACACCTGGATATTTCCAACCTTCTCCTTCTTTAATATCTTCATAAATTTTTTTAGTCTCAAGATCTATATTTTTTAATCTTTCTGCTTCACTTATTGATTTAGTAAATGTTGGAATATCAATTTGTGATTCATATATTATTGGTTTTTTAATTTTAATTGTTTTTGTTGAAGGAATAATTCCAGCTAAAGGATTAGCTAAGTTATTTACAAATTGTCCTGTTGTTTTAGAACCTAATCCTGCTAAAGCTCCTACAGCTAAAGGTGCACCTATACCTGTTACATAAGGCATGTAAGAATTAGTTACATTAGACATTAAAGGAGCTTCACCTAATCCTGCTGCCATATCATACAACATAGTAATAGGATTAAATGTATTTAAAAATGGTTGTTCAACTTGGTTTTCATTCCACCTACCTTTATTTCTTAAAGATTGTGCATCAACATATGCACGTTCTTTAACATTCATATCTTTATATTTCTTACTAGCTCCTGTGGGTAGAGTAAATACAGTTCCTTTTTCTTTAGCTTGTCTTGCAGATATTTCTTCTTGTAATTTTCTTCTTTCAGCATTTTTTTGTGCTAAAATAGCATTTTGCATTGCAGCTTGTTGCGCTGGTGTATATGCAACATTTGAAAAATTTCTACGGTCTACAATAGGTTTATTTTTTAGAAACAACTGATCTCTGAAATTTACTTGACCTTTATCTTGATATTGATCTAATTCTCCACCTTCTCTCATCTTAATATCACCACCACATTTATGACATGTCATAGGATCCATTCCACCATCAGATAATTTCCATGACCAACCACAATTAGAACATGTTACTTTTCTATTTAGTGAATTTTTAGATACTAATCCACCTTCTGCATATTTATCTAACCACTTTTTCATTTACTATTATTTTTGAGATATTTGGAGTTTTGTATTAATAAATTTGAATATCATTTTAATATCCCCTCTTCCATCTACACCTTCTTTTCTTATTTCTGGAGGATTCTTTCTAAGAAGCACCTTGCTTACATTGTGTCTAAATTTCTTTTTCTGTGTAGACAACTTATAATAATCTACACTAAAAGGATTTACAAACCAGTTATATCCATTAGGAAATGTTGTTATTAGAATATTTTCGACACCACTAAATTCTCCCCTGTCTTTTGTAATATCATTAAACTGATTAAATCTATATTTTTGTTCTTCTTTAGAGAATAATATTTCTGTAGATCCTGTAGGATTAATTATTGGATAATTAAGATATTGGAAAGGATTAGACTTAGATTTTAAATTAAGATTAAGCAATCCAGATATTTGTTCTGAGTTATAAACAATAGCTGAATCAAAGTTATAATCTAATAAATGAAACTTATCTTGTCCATTAGCACTGTATTTATATGCTTCTAAATAATATTCTACATTACGCATTGTAGTAACAGTAGTTCCTGTTGGAAATGCATATTCTATTTCAAATGGATGATAGGTACCATAAAAATTACAAAAATCATCCCATCTGTCGTTATGTCTCCACAATCCAGTTTGTGTTTGAAAACAAGTTTTATATGCTGTATAAAAATGTCTCTTAGAAGGAAGCATAAATGTAGGATGCCAATCATGAAAACTAATCCATTGTTTATTCTTTACATCATAAGAAATAGTCCAAGATGCATCTTCAAAATATGCAGGGTCACATAATGAAATAGGAATTTTAGAAAAAACACTAACAGGAGGAAGTATTTCTGTGTTATATTCTAAAGATTCTGTTAATGTATATACACACACAGGTTCTTCCACACCATATGTATATTCTAAAACACCAGCACCTGAACAAGTATATTCATAATCTATAAATTCAGATTTATCATTTGTTGTAAATATTACATTAAGATCAGAAAATGAAGTTGCATTTAATATTTCAAATTGTGTATTATCTATTAATGCAGCACCAAATCCTTCATAGGAGCCCTCAAGCTTTAATGTGTTGTTAACTTCAGTTATCTGTATAGGATAGATATGAAGATATGTATTAGATACATCATCACCAGATGAACCCGGAAGTCTACTATCAGCATTCATTGCAGCAAGATCTGGATCTAATATTACCTGACCATTTAATGTAATTCTAAAATTAGTATATGCTGTAGTAGGGTCTACACTATAAGAACATATTGCAACATAATAAATCTTTTCATTAGGTACATTATTCAAATAAATATTATATGTAATTGTATCATTAGGAATACCAGATGTAGCTGTTGTCTTAATCATTAGATAGTTTACAGGTCCATCTGAAGATGTTCCTGTATCATTAATCCAAAAATTATTAAGTTGTCCAATATTAGTGTATGTACCAACAGCTGAACCATTATATCCAAGATCATACAATGCAGTTCCTAATGTGCCATATGTTACACTTCCTAAAGGTTCTGTAGAATAATTAGTTGTAGATATTACAGGTGGCTCTGTTGTAACTTGTTGACATTGACCATTTATATACTGATATCCAGAAGGACAGTCATATGTATATAATGGCTCTACATTAACATTTATATTTCCATTATTTAAATAAAATCCAAATGCAGGATCGTATTGTATATCATTACGTTTTGGTATATAGTCTCTTTTAGAAAAATATACCACCTCATTAATATTGTCATATACAGTTGTTATACCAGCACCAATAACAGGATTATCACTTAAATTAAAATTAGGAAAATAATTAATAAGTTGTAAAGGAAGATATCTGCTAAACCACCATTTCATATTTGATTTAGAAATTTCTTCAAGTTGTCCCGTGTATGCAAAAATCTTACCTTGGTCTTGACTTACATAAAATACACCATAAGGTGTAGATGTAATACCCCATCTGCTTTGACATGAACCATATTCATATATTTGGTCTGAATTAACAAGACTCTGTAAAGGTTGATTAAATAATCCTCCATCTCCAATTGTTACTTTAATTCCTGTATCTGTTTGTAAACTATCAACACCCATAATTTGCATTGGGGATTGTCTATCTAACATTATTAAAGCACCTGTTTTATTTATTTGTTTTACAGAAGTAACTTTAGTAGGCATGTCTTTATAGTTATTAACTAAAAAACTTTGCCAATTATCACGTTTAAGTTCTTCTTGTTGCGGTAAAGAATATTGAATTCTTCTTGGATAATAAGTGTAACATGTAGCCGCTACAAGTGGATTAAATGAACGTGGTAAAACTTGACCCCATGTAACAAATTGATTATACATTCTAGATACAGAAAGAGAATAATCATACTTATAAAATGCTGAAAATTTTACATAATCGCTTCTAAATAATGTAACAAGGTCTGTGTATCCATAAGGATCATAAAATCTTTTGCTTGCTTCATCTTCCCAATCTCTATATCCAACATTCACTTCAGATTCTACAAAAAAATCTCTTACACCATTGCAAAATAAATAAAAGTTAGCAGCATCTACTTTCCAACCAGGATCGCCATTATAATCTTTACCAACAATAGTACCTCCTTTGTTAAGTCTATAATATTTTTTAGGGCTTATTAAAATAGAATTGTCCACATATTGTTTTCTATTATCTACAAAATAATATGTACCGACAATATTTTGATATTGTAAATAGTTATATGTAACATCTTCTGGTTGTTCAATAAGCCAATCATTAAAATATAAATAATTATTTTTCTCTGTGTACCGGTTTAAATATATGTCACCACCGAATAATATTGGTACTTCATTTATTGTATATACACAACTAGAAATGGGAATTTGTCTAATAGAATCAATCTGCCCATACTGCGATGCAAAATCTACTTTAATTGCACCATAATTAGATGATATTGTTCTTGTAAAACAATCCCCATTTACACCTAATATATTTTTAGAATCATCTACAATACCGGGATTAGGCATTGCTGAATTTAATTTCATAATTATATATGGATTTCTATATAAATTATTTACAGAAAGTCCGTCAAATGATTGCACACTATCTTTTATATATCCATAATCAGATGTTGAAATTGTACTTGTTGTTGGGTTAAATGAGTTGTAAAATCCATGTGAATTAAACTGTGCGGCTAATTGCTCAGGTCCAATTAATGATGTAACAAGTTCTGCTAATTTTTGTCCATTTGCTTTTAATCCTACAGCAATTTGCCATGCAGCTGTTATCACTGTATTTGCAAAAATTCTAGCAATATATGATGCATTTCCAAATGTGTCTGGAGCTGAACCTATATTTACACCTAGTGTTAAATTATAAGGCATATCTGAATTACCTTGAACAGTAATTGGTTCAGCACCTAAAGCAGCACTAAGAGTTTGAAATGCAGCTACTGTAATTGCAAAAATATTAACTAAATCAGCACTACGTTGACCAAGCAATTTAAATTCTGGATGTTTATATGGAGCAGAATAACATCCAGACATTTGTCCATATGTATATCCATATATTCTTAAATTAAATGCACCTATGTATGGATTTTGAAATGTTGTGTCTGGTGAATGAAATGTTGCATAATTTGTTAATGCAGTCATTCCAACAGCACTTTCATAAAACGGATCTATTGTACTAATATCATTATAAGGATAGTTTTGCATTAAAACTTGTTGTCCTGTAGGATTACTTGTTTTAGCATCTATAATATTGTATATCTCCATGTTGTTAACCATACCTTTGGCAATAACAGACTTATATCCTTCTCTCGAACCCCTTAATATTTCATATCCAACTATTGAATCTATTATATTTCCATTAATATCTTTAGGAGCTGTAATACCTTCAAATGATACACCAAGCACTCTAATCTTACCACCACCATTTGTAAAATGATTATCCAATGCATTATCAGGAAACTTATGATGTCTTATATTTTTTCCACATAAATCAAATGAACCATTACCAGTGCTGTTAGGTTGATTCCATACAACAGGATTATCATCAGGATATTTTTCTGTAGATTGCCAATATCCCATATATCCTGTTTTAACTAAAATACCACCATCGAGTTGTAACAAATTGGGAGATGCAGTAATTGTTGCAGTGTTTTTAGTTTGCCAGTTGGTATCGTTTATACCACTGTAATTAATAGGTCTACCGGGAATATGATAAGATGCAGATCTATCCCCAGTATTATATATCCATCTTATAAAAAATGAATACACCTCATCTCTCATGTATCCAACATTAGAACCAGCTTTATGATAATAATCTTCAGGATATTCTACGGAATTCCACTTTGAAATAATTTTATTAGCTTGTGGTTGATAGTTAAAATCAGATTTTGTATATGGACCAACTCTTAACAAATAATTATTTAAAGGAAAGATTCCATCTGATTTATCAATTGCTGGTGTAATCAAAGGAATATTAGAAATTGGAATATTAACTAATGTAGGATCTATACTATCAATATAAATAGTGGATTGTCTTGTAGAATATACACCAAGTTGTTTTGCTACTGTTTGTGAATTGACAATAGAAATTACAACCACCTCCATTTCAGTAAAATCCGGATCTGTATTAGATACACTCAGCTTAATAGCTCCACCTACACCACTATGACTCCATATAGATACAGGATTAGAAACCATAAGATAGTCCGTCACTTTGATTTGATTAATCATATAAGCAATAGCCACTTGATATGTACCATTTTGTAATGTTCCAGACCCACTTCCTTTTTCAACTCGTAAACATGGTGTGTTTAATAATGGAGCAAGTCTTAATTGTTCACAATTTAATTGTGTAGTGTCTGTACATGTAACACAACCTGTAGGAGAACCTGCTGGCCAAATTCCTGGAGGATTTGATATGCTGACATTGTTATCATCAACGCAAACTTGTTTCCAAGGAATATTATTAATATCCATCACTCTATCTGGATTATTTCCATCAGACCAATATATTTTTTCTGAACAATCAAATGTTCTTCTTGAAGCCCCTGTTATTAAATGCTTGGTATTAAAACTTAAACAATCATCATTAACCAATGTTGTATAAGTGCAAGTTAATTCATTAAAAATACCTATCTCAGAATTAACATCATTTGTAGTAAATATTGCCCATCTATTTTCGTCTAAAGAAATGCAACCAATTAATGTATATGGAAGATTAACACAAAAAAGATTGGAAGGTTCATTACCTACTACGCCAACCTGACCATCATGAGAATTATTAACTAAATTCCTAGCATGTGTCCATTGCCCTTCGCCAATAAAAGTATCATTAGGATCTTTAAGCATCCCTTTGGTAAACGAATTCAGTTGATTTGGTGTTTCTTTATTTGCCATCTTACTTAATTTCTAATTTCTTTTTTTTAATAAAAGAATATGCTTGTTCAGTAAGAAAACCACATAGCCAAGCTTGTGTTTCTTCATCTACAACATCTCTGTCTTCTGTTATTCTAACTACAGCATGATAAATTTCGTGTGCAATTGTGTTATGTGAAAGATATTTCTGTTCTATAATTAAATAATAAGACTCCATTTCAGCACTAATCAATATTCCTTCTAATTCATAATCATTATTTGAAGTAACATTATATTTTTTGTAAACCTTATCTACTTCTTTTTTTATATTATCAGAAATAATAAATTGTAATTTACAATTAAATGTTTCAATATTTATTATCTTTTTAACTATCATTACAAATTTATATAATATGATTTAAACATATTGTAATACTTACCGTACATTGCTTCTCTGTTCATTTTCCAAACATTATACATTTCTTTAAAGTCAGGAGTATTTACAATAGTGAGAGCATTGTTTCTTGCAGGTCTCATTCTTTGTTCAACCAATTGCATTCTTTGTGTAACATCTTCACCATTCATGTATAGATTTTCAAGAATACGTTGTTTAATCGCATATTCATAATATTCATTAATCATAGGATGATCTAATACAAGAAGATTACCATTCTCATCTTCTAAGTTACCCAAATAGTTTACATACACGGTACCTGTTTCAATTCCTATAACGTATAAATATCCATCTCTGAGTTCTGCTTCCATCCAATTGTCATATTCTGGTTTCTTAGAACATATAGGATCTACTGCTCTAGCAGGTCTTACCCAAAGTCTCTTAAACTCTCTAAATTCTCTTGTTAAATAATTTCTTTTTTCTATAACTTTTACATAAGTGTCTTCACAAACTACATAAGTACTTTCACAAGCACATGTAGATTCAGGTTCTTTGCAAGTATTACAACATGTTGCTGTTGGTTCTACTATAACATTTTCTGTATGTCTTCCTTGCATCACTTCTTCTTTTACATGATAGTCAGCACAAAGAACAGCCATAGTAAGTACATAAAAATCATCTGGAAGTTTAACTCTACCGTTTATGATTTCTAAAACTTTTTGTTTTTCAGTGTTAATTCTAAGTCCAAGATCATAATTAATTCTTTGTGCAACTTTAATAAGTTGACCAGGCTCAATCATACCTTCCATTTCATAAGTGAAAAAGTCAGTGCGTACCTCATCCATTAACTCATCAAATGTTCTATATTTTACAAATGTGTTTGCCATTTTTATCTTGATATATTTTTATTATCTTGGGTGTTATCTGTAGGTATCTGTAGCATAATACCAAGATCTTTCATAACATTAGACTCTATTTCACCATACAAATAATCAGGAACATTAAATGCAGAATCTTGTCTAGATGCACAATTGTATTCTTGGTTTTCATTACATGTAATACATTTATACTTAGATATATCATCTTCAAACACTCCTTCTATTCTTACACTAGGCCATATAATATCTGGAAAATATAAATGATCATTTAAATACCAATAATAATTTGTTTTGTTATATTTAAAATTTTTAGAATTAGACATTTGTACATACTGTGTAGGACTAATTGGTTGTAAATCAATTTGACCATCTAAAGAAGTCACTTGTCTAATAAGTGGTCCCCAATACCCTTGCATAAAAATTGGAATATTTTCTTTTGTTCTCATAACTGTTATATTAGTTTTTAAACCAGTACAACCTGCTTCTATCCTATCTATCTCAATTAATTCAACATTATCAAGTGTTTGCATAATTGAATTAAATTTCATAAGATTACTTTTAGAATCTTCTCTTTTCATTAACCACTTTGCATGTTTAGAAACAATGCTATAAAGAAATCTGTCCGTAAGAAATGCATCCTGACGAACTGCTTTTATTTGGTTTCTAACCCTTGATAATACTTCTCCAATTGTTGTCTTGCTCATTTTATTATTATTATGTCATATCAAATTCATCATAGCTTTCCATTAATAATTCAGTTTCTTTATCTTTTTTGTCTGTAAAGACTTGTTTTCTGAATAATCTTGAAACTCTAGCCATATTGTCAACAACAACATATTTCTTCCATTCGGTAGGATATGTTTTGCTGACAGTTCTTTTAAAATCTCTTAATGCAGTAAAACCCCACACTTCGTGAAATTTAAATCTGTATTTAGTTTCAAAATTTGTGTAAAATATTTTAGCTAAAAGCTGGTCAGATTCCCAATTTTGATGCTGCACTTTTACACCGTATTTTAAAGAGCTTTTTACATCGGTGTTTTGTCTTTTTTTCTTTTGACATGTACCAATGAATACATACCCAAGTTGTTCTAGTAGCTCCAGTCCATCTCTTTTTTCTATCACAGTCTTCCACAAATTTTCATTAAAAGTTTTAACAACTTCTTTAATTTGCTTATCTGTTAGATTTTTATATTCTTCTTTTTTTTCTCTGATTTTATTACAAAATTCAGCGTTTAGAATATTATATCTTTTAGCCCTATATCTAGGTGCATTAAGATCTGGCTTATTATAACTAGTCATTACTGGGTATATTATAATTTACGTAATTTTTAATTATTTTCCTATTTAAACTTTTAATATTTAAAATAATATTTTATGTTCAAATATTCTATCAGTATTTTTTTCTACAATATCAAATGAACATCCAGCTTTTGTAGGTCCAAAGTTTGTTCCAATCCATTTAGAACCTCCAAACAAAGACAATGCATTTCTATATCTGAAGTTATATGATTGTTCTGAAGTGTTTTTATGAAGATCACCTTTTATAAAACTTACATAAGAAACATCTGGATCTATTCTATTATACATTAAGTATTTATTAATGTAATTCTCTGTCTTATCATTAAGATGAAGAGGAAGTCCGTGTTTCATATCTTCTGTATCTTTTCCATGAGATAACAAGAACACGTGTTTACCATAATAAATATGATCTATAAACTTCTCTTGTACAGATGTTTTAACATAGGGATATTTTGCATTAACATAAATCTCAAGTGCTCTACTTACCATGTAGTCAAATATGCCACCATGATTAGAACATGCGTTTGATATAATGTGATAGCTTTCTGCATAATCACTTGTAAATACAACATCATAAAAGTTTTTTTCTACAGTAAGAACATTTTCAAATGCTTCTTTATCTGTCATATTTTGTGGCAGTTTATGCCCACCTCTAGTAGTTTGAGCATTCATACCATCCATTCTATCTCCAAGATCTATAATGTATATATCACTAAATCTTTTATAAAGGTTGTGCAGATATTGTATTTCATACAACACATTATACATCCTAGATTTAAATGTTAAAAAATTGTAATTGTTCTTGTACATTGCTTCTACATCATCTACATAAGCTGAAATGTGTTTATCTGAAGTGTATACAAATAATGCTTTTTCATTAGTTATTTTAACAGAATCTGTTCTTTTGTGCACTTGCACATTACTAAAAACTTTATTTAATATTTCATTAAAATCTTCTACATTAAGTTCATTTTCTTGCTTTTTAGTAATCATTGCAGAAATAACCCAATAGTCATTACCATTGTTTTTATGTTGTTTATTCCAATAGGAAGAAAGCTTCCATTTGGTAATGTCAATCTTTAAAATTTTTTCTATTTCTTCTGCTGTTTTTGGCTCTTCTAAAGCAATTGCTTTAATTTTTGCTGTACCTTCAGATACATTTTCAGAAAACTCAATAATCTTTTCTTCTAATACGCCTATATAGGAATTCTTTTCTACATCTTCAATTGTTTTATTAATAAAAAACTGTTTTTTACTAAGGTATTCTGCAATATTAATACCTAATCTTTTAGCGCATTCTTTATTAGATTTTTTAGATTTAATAGCTTTTAAAATGTCATTATCTGAAATCATATATTTATATTTTATATAAAGGTAAATAATATTTTTAAAATATCAATACTTCAATGTTTGAAATGTGTTTATAATTAAAGACCCCAGTTAAGAATAACTAGGGTCTTTGCCAGAAAACCAACAAACTGACAATTTTTTAAAAATGATTAAGTTATTTCAATACATGGTTAAGGTGGGTTTTATACTTTCACCATTGTAAATAATGTATAAGCACTTGTTCTCATAGAGGGTTTTGCTTTAATATTGTTTTAAAATTTATTTTTATAAAATGATGTAAAATATTTTTTATAAATTAGGGATATGTTACTGTTTGCCAAGACCCCTCAACAAACGTATATAATACATTAGTAGAAGTATCAAGTCCAAGTCTTCCTTCAACTATATTAGTTATGGGAAAAATAGATACAGATGCTCCTGTAATCAAAGAAATACTATCCAGTGTATTTGATGTGTTTTCTATATCAGCAATAAGTTTATTAACAACAGCAATTCTGTTATTGATATCTTTTGCAGTTGCAAAATATGAATTTTTACTTAAATTTTTTATTCCAGACATTTCTTTATATTTTTATGTTATTGGAGCACATGGTTCGCAAGGGCATGCTGTAACACAAAACTGTGCATTTAAATATTGTGTATTTTTAATTGTATTGAGCATGTCTAAAATGTATTGTTTAGAAAAAACACTACATAAAGATGAATTAATATTTTCTAATATTTCTATACTATTAGGATTTTCAATTTCTAATTGATTATTATTTGTAACAAATAAATTATTATTTTCACATGTTGCATTTAAATTTCCTACATATACTGCGCATTCAGCAGGAATATAATAAGCACATCCTTCAGTATCACATTGTACAACAGGATCTTGTGGATTACAATCTTCTGTATAAGGATTACATGGTAAAGTGCTAAATATCTCTACATCTCCGTATAATGTACTTACGCTATTTGTAGCAAAAGCTCGTATATAATATGTTTTGTCGTTTGTAAGACCAGACAATTCTGTAATAAATGGATTTGTTTGTGCATAATTAGGATCATTTATTACATTAGAATTACTTGTAGTAGGTAGTATTTGTGTACTACTCCAACATATTCCACGTGCTGTAATTGCTACACCACCATTAAAAACAACATCACAACCTGTAATAGCTGTATTACTTGTTATAGAATACGGAGGAACAGTAATTACAGTGGGGCCTCCCAATGTTGCTACACTAAAAATTTCTCCATAAGTTGTACCATTTGTATTAGTAGCAAATGCTCTAATATAATAAGTTGTACCAGCTGTAAGACCACTAACTGTACCAGTAAATGCACCTGTACCAGTTCCCATTGTAGTGTTAGTAGCAGAAGACATATCTATACTAAGACTTCTTTGTATTCCTCTAGAAGTAACAGTAGAGCCACCACTTGCTGTAACATTACCACCAGCAACAAAAGATGTAGATGTTAAACTTGTTATTGTAGGGCTTGTAGTAACAGAAGGAGTAATAGAACTTGTAGTAAATGTTTTTACATCACCATATGATACTCCAGATATTGTCTCTACATAACATCTTATTTTATATATTGTATTAGGCAATAAACCTAATAAAATACTTGTAAACACTCCACCAACAGAAACATCAGTAGTTTTACTATCATTAATATCTGGATCTGGATTTGTTGATATATCCCAACATACACCTACGTTACTAATGGTTCCTACAATTCCTGTAAAAGAACCTCCGGAAATAGCAGTGCTAGATGTTATAGAACTAGCGGCAGTTGTTACTAAACTAGGTGTAGTGAATGACCACTGATTTCCATAATATACATTAGACAAAGCATCAATAATATATGCTCTAACATAGTATGTAGAACCTGCACTAAGAGATGTTAAATTTAATGAGTAATTAGCTGTACTATTTCCTGCAATACTGTTTGTAGAATTAGCAGTGGTAGGATTACCAGTTGTATTCCAACACAAACCTCTAAATGCAACAGTACCACTACCTATAATAGAGTTACCTCCACTAGTTGCACTAGTAGAAGTAATTGCTGTAATATTATTAGTGTTAAGACTGTATGCCATTATTAAAGATTAGTAAATGGTGGAATTAATTCTGGTGTATAAATAAATTTATTACAATCTAAATTTTTAATTTCTCGTTCTGTATACGGTGTTCCAAATGTACCATCATCATTTAATGGAAGTCTTGGAGAAAGACCACTATAACAGTCATCATGTCCTGTTTCTGCCAGAATTAAAATTAAATAATTAAAATTATAATCAGTTCCTGTTAATGTAGTTGTTAATATAGTTGGTGTTGAACCATATGTACCAGTGTGTACATATTCCCATCCATATTGTGCAGTGTATACACCAGCTGGATCTTCTTTATACCAATGTACTGTATATGATGTAATAGGATAAAACCCAACAGGAATGTTTTCTGTAGTAAATGCAAAGTTAAGAGTTCCATCACCATTTACTGTAAATGTTGGAGTATTGCTTTCGTTAATGCATGCTTGTCTACATAATTCTTCAGTAGGAGCTGTATAAAGTCCTACACCACAGTTTTCACTTACAACATCATAATCAATTGGTTCTAAAGCATTATTAACTAAAAACCCAGAAGAACATTCTGAATTTAATGCATCTTGTGCTAATACACTAACCATCCAATTTTTATTACCTGTATTGTCATATAGTGAGGTTACACTAACAACAGCTTCTCCTGTAGTGTCTGATGGAAAAATAATATCAGAACCCCATACAGCAGATGATACATTTCCTACATAATAATAGTTGCCCGTATCTAATCTGTATATAGCAGCAGTGTATGTAGTTTTTGTTGCTGTAAATACAATAGGACCAACAACACTTTGTGATACGCTGACAGTCCATGAAACTCCTGCACCAGCAGTAATAAAAGTATTAGGAGCTACACCACTACCTGTAATCTTCATACCTACAGAAATAGAACCTACACCTGGAGGCGTTGTCACTGTAAGAGTTGTACCAACTATACCACCGCTAAATGTAATGCTAGAACCACCTATAACTTGATTAAAGTCAATAGTGATAGTATCTACACTAGGATCAGAAATAGAATTGTATGTTGCATCTATTACAGATGGACATGTTAATGCACATTCACAATTACAATCAGAAATAATATTACAAAACAAAAGACTTAATTCTTCATCATTTTGAATATTAGTTAATAATTGTGTAATAAAATCTTTAGAAAATATATAACAAAGTTGCTCATTAATATTTTCTAAAATATTAACAAAGTTTCTTTCTGTTGTAGATGACTCTTCAAGAACTAAAAAATGAATAACATTAGGATAGAGCATCAATGCTTCTGAACTACATTTAATATCTTCACCAGTATAAATTACACACTGTAATGGATAAAGCTCACTGCATGGATTTGGGTCTTCACATGTTACTGTAGGCATAACAATAGGATCTGGAGGACATACACAACTTGTACAGTTGTATCCACAGCTTCCGCAATTTGTAGTTGTGCTAGTTGTTACTTTATTACAAGGACATCCCATTTCTTATATTTTATAATGTTTTAATAGATTGTGCAGTACAATCAACGTATGAAAGACTACCCACACTTGTAGACATTTTTACATAATATGTTGTAGCTGTAGTTAAACCAGAAATTGTATACGTAATTAAATTAGTTGTTGGATTAATAAATGTCTGCGTACTACCTGCTACTAATGTTGTGCATGCAGGATCAGTAAATGTTTGTAATCTATACGTTACTACATATCCGTTTGGTTGAATAAAATAAGTTCCTGTAAATGATGTACTAGAAAGTGCATTTAATGAACCCACTGTACATGCTGTAGCAATAGGAGATACACTAACAGTTCGAACAGTATTACATACTAAATCATCATTTGTCAAACTATATGTTAATTGTAATGATAAAGGTGTATATAAATTAATATTTGTAGAAGATAAATCTATAATTACACCGTTGGTATTTAAATTTGCTTCTGTAACGTTTACATTAACAGTAAATGTTTTAGGAACGGCAGAACCATCTGTTATTAATAAGGAACCGCCAACAGAATTAACATCTCTAAATCCACTAGGAATTGTACAATTACCTACAAAAAATAATGTTAATCTTTTGTTTAAAACATCCGGTACCACAGTAAATGAAACAGATACAGAACTACAAGATGTTACACCTCTTACAGTGAGATAATTACTCATTGCAAGTCTCATATCATTTACTGTAATCCATAAATTTTTAATAGTATCAGCTGCGCTTGCAGGACTTACCACCCAATTAGGTACATCTGCCATTGTAGCATAAGGTGCAAACAACGGAGGTTGTGATGCTAATGTAGAAGGAGAATAGAGCTCATCTTGAAATGTAGTTGCGGATACTAAACTTGTTGAATCACCCGTACCATTTTCTAATGTAAGTAATTGATTACCAATAGCTAATGTAATATCTTCTATGGAATGAACAAGACTATCACCCATAATACCTGGAAATGCAAAATCAGGAACTGGATCAACAGCTGTATACAGGTTATTTACACTTGTATTAATTGCTGTCACTGTACTATAAAGACTATTTAAACTACTAATTAATTGTGTAATATAATTATCATGTTGTATAACCTTATTACCAATTAATCTTGAATAATCCAATGCTTGATCTGCATCATTCAAAGGAAGTGTAGTAATAGCTGGATCAGGTTGTAACTGAGCTAATAAATTTACTAATATGTCTACTTTAGGTGTTGGCATTAGGTATTTTGTATTCTATTAATAATAGCTTGCAATACATTTGCAAGTGTTCTAGTACCATCTCCAGGTAAAGGAGATAAATCTCCTAAGTTTAATACAGATAAATCAAGTAATGCTTTATGATGACATACTTCTTGAGAAGTTTTAAACATAACATTACTCATTGTATCACCTGCACATTCTGGAATACAACATAAATCTGGACCATCCCAGATAACACAGTTTGATGCAACTGGTGCACAACTGATGTCTCCTAAATTTGATTTAACTGGTTTCATATAATATAATATACACTTTTTTTAAATATTTTCAAAAAAAGTATTATTATATTACTCTGCTCCGTTATTTAATGTTTCTAATATTGCACCTTTAACAAATAAGAATACAGTATCGTTAGTTTCTATAAAGTTATATAATAATCTTTTATCAGAATCATCTAAAATCAATTCATCTGAATTTTCTAAAGTAACGTACCACCCATAAGCTTTTATAGGATTTTCTATTTTACTAGCTATTGCTAATATATTTCTTAAAGCTGTTGATAATTTCATACTTTCAGAATTATCAAATGTTTTAATTAGTCTACTAAAATTATATTTTTTCATTTTGTAAAAATAAAATATTAAATAAATTCATAAATCAAATGTGGATAAGTTTCTAATAATTTACTTATTACATAATTTTGTAATGCGTTAATTAAATTTGTATAAGGATTAACTTCTGATTCTTCATAGATTAAATCAGTAATATCAGTATAAGGAATACATCCTTTTACATCACCATTTAAATTTGTAATATTAACATCCATATTTATTTTACCATAAGGTTCTAAATGTGGTACCAATACTAAAATAGGATTTTTAAATATTTGTTCATTAGTTGGATTTTCAAACAATCCTGTAATTTTTATTGCCATTTTATTTTATTTTTATGTTATTTAAGATAAGATTCCCATATTGCGAAGTTGTACTACTACTTGTCCAATTGTATAGCCATCAAAAGTATCTAAGTCAATTGAGCCATTATTTGTATAAGTTGCAGCAGCCATAGCAGTAGTTCCTTGTATAGTAGGAGTTGCATTGTACAAACCAATTTTGTTATCGCCTTTTACACAAAGTACATCTCTAGAATTATTTGAAAGTTTTAAAAGCGTGTCATTTGCGTTGTTTCGACTTATGGCTTCAATAGCTCTATAGTCAGCTGCGGCTGTTAAAGTTGGATTAATGTATATACCTCGAGTGATACCATTTGCACCTCCAGTTTGATTAATAGTTCCCTCTACATTTAACCAACTCCAAGTGGCATTACCTGAAGTAGGTGCAAAGTTACCAATAACAGTAAGCATATTCATAGCACCGGCTGTAAGAGTATCTAAAGAATTTGCAGGTCTACCAACAGTTAAACTTGGGTAAGACAAATTGCCACTAGCGTGTGTGTAACCTATAAATAATCCACCTGAGCCTGTATTAATGGAAGCACCTTTATCTACACTAGGATACATGGCGATTTGAGCTCCACCAAATGTTATCCGACCTGTGTTATTTATTGTAAATAATGGACCTGGCGTAGAATTCTGTACAATAAAAGCTGTTCCTGTAGTTGCGCTCACTCCTCTTACTTGAAGAGAAGCTGATAATCCAGTAGTAATTCCTATGCCTAAACCAGCATACGGAATATATTGTGCAATAGTTGCTCCATTTCCAATAGTTATTATATTACTTGTATCATTAAATGAACTATTCCCTAACGTATTACGCAGTTGTCCAACTAGTTTTATATTCCCTCGGACATCTAATTTTTCATTTGGAGTACTAGTACCGATGCCTATTCTCAAAGATGGATCCATAACAAATCCTGATGTTGCAGAAGCATTTCCAAATTCAACTATATTAGATATTTGTGAAGCACCCCCATATACACTAAGAGCTATATTACTTCCACCTTGTGTTGCTAATACAACATCTCTTCCTGTTAATGGTAGAGCAAAAGTACTTGGAGCTACAATCAGTTTACCATCAGAACTTCCTGCATTAATTCGTAATCTATTAAATTGATCTATTACTAATGTAGTATTACCATATAAGTCAATACTTTCTAAAATATTAGCTGTATGTGAAGTTATAGATTCTAGTAAAATAGTCTTTGATGTAGTAGAAGTAGTTTTTACATGAAGCATAGCTCCTAGACTTGTAGTTCCTATACCCAAGTTACCATTTGGGGTAAGTTGCATTAATTGTGTGGCAGATTTATACCATCTATAACCATCTACACTAGAAGTATGTAACCCAAAAGCAATTCCTGTAAATGTATTCCCAATTTGTATATTATTATCCGAAGCTGATATACCTCGTATTGTTTCCGTATAAAAAGAATAACCTCCTGCAAGTTGCATATGCCCTCCCGTAAAGTAAGATGCACCAACTACATGTAATTTACTTGTAGGAGCTCCTATACCTATACCAACATTACCGTTATTCAACACAGCAAATAAACCCGTAGGTGTAGAATTTTGTACTAATAATGCTGTTCCTGTGCTAGCAGATGCACCTTGTACAGCTAGTCTAGCCAAATCGGATGTAGTTCCTATAGAAACATTACCACCGCTACCAAACAATCTCATTCTCTCTACACCACCAGCCATAAGTAAGTAATTCATACCACCCATGTCGCCTGAATATGTATTAGGTGTCGAACCGCTAGTTATTCCAAATTCACCGTATGTATTCCCATTAGCTCCAATATACCGTATCATAGTTCCAAAAGAAACATCGTTTTGTCGTATAGCTACAGGAATAGTATTCGCCCCTGTTTTTACAATATGTAATTGGTGTAAAGGATTAGATGTGCCTATACCTATTCTATTAGCAAATAAATTATTAGCTCCTAAATCTACATTAGCAGTTGCACCCGTATAAGGTACATATCCAGTTAAATTAGATGTTAATGCTATAGTTCCAGCAGTATCAGGTAATGTATATATTCTATCTGCTGTATTAGTATTAGTAAAAGATGCGTTAAA